TGCTTCTTTCTAAATTGATATCTGTCATCTTCTAATACCCACATTCCATACAAGAATGCAGATGCTACTGCGCAAAATGCAATAATAACTATAACAGTAATTACGTCCATTGTCAACTATCCTTTCTCCCGATCTTCCAAATAACGAATCAGCTCCTTATCAGAGGGTTGAACTGAATAATTATGTTTAAAGAAAATCTCATAACTATCACTACCGTATTTACCTATTCCGTAAAGGTCTTTGGCATTTATACGGTCCCAATACAGGTAGTCGCTACTCATTCGTAGCAATCTTTTTAATCTAACGTTTGTCATTCCCAGAGGAGAAATCACTGTTCTGATAGAATCCTCATCTGCTTTTAAAAGTTTTTCAGCAGTGTCCCAGCGATTAAGAAACTCAGGCAAAACTTTCTTTACCTGTTTCCTTGAGGTTTGATTCAGCATAATCACTCCTACCATATGCTGCCAGGGACCATTTATTTGCTGCTGAACCATTAGTTCATCACGCATTGGAATAACGGTCATTTCCACCAATTTTCCCAGGGGAAGACAATCCAAACATCTTCTTCTGCCTTGTTGATGCTTTCTCCGATATAATTGACTTCAAACGGACTTGCATCATTATCAATCAACACTGCAAACTTAACAGTGTCATTCCAAATTCCATCCCACTTAGGGTCTTGTTTAAATGCACTACACGCCCAATCATCCTTAATCCAATTGAGCGTAGCACCAGTATCATTAATATCATCAACGATAAGGATATGTTTGCCTTCGTAAGCGTCCTCTGCCATCCAGCAGTTACTTTCAGTATCACCACCATCACGAAGACTGACCTTAAGCGTCTCCATCGGAATGTTGAGATAATGACTAATCTTTAGGGCAGGGTTAAGTCCGCCCCTTGTAAGACCTACAACATAATCAGGCATCCAGTTATCATTGTTCATTTGACGAATGATATCATGGACCATACCATCAATCTGTTTATCAGTGTAATATACTTTCTTAGTCATTATCTCTTGCATCCTTTATCCTAGTAGGTTTTCATTCCATTCACGATGACCTTCACGGAAAGCCATGTTGCTCTGTGTCTCACGAACTTCAACACGATAGCACCAAAGTCGTTCAGCTTCGCCCGAACCCCAATGATCTGGGATATAGACACCGTTAATGAACTTGTAAATCATATCAGCAAGTGCTTCACACCCAGTTGCGGGAATGATAGTCAACTTTGCCATACCGCGCTCTTGCAACAGCTTGAACACATCCATATCAGGATCGTCTTCTGCTACAAGCAACGTATGATCAAACTGATCCTCAAGAATTGCTTTGAGGTCCTTTAGACCACCGTAGTCCGCACACCAGTTACGAGCATCTAGGGTATCAGCACCAAAGAATACGCGGATACTAAAACTGTAACCATGAATCTGATTGCAGTGTGTATCTGCTCTCCACTGTCTATACGCACAGGGAAATGCATCGTGCCACTCCTTAGTTGAAGTGTACTTGTAAACTCTTGTTTCATTTGCCATCTTTGTTCTCCTTTAAGATGACACGCAGAATGTTTATAGTGGGATGAGCGTCAAAGACCACTGTTAGTATGCATACCTACGATTGATATAGTCAAGAGTATCCTCAACTTCACAAAAGCCTTCTGCATTATAAATCTGATTTACGTCAAGACCGTGTTCCTGATATCCTTCTTCAAGCAAGTATTGATAATAATTGCTAGGATGAGAATAGTCAAGTCTGTTGCCGACCATTTGATAAATCATTGCTTTATATGTTTTGTTATTGATTTGAACATCAATAAACTTTTTTCCATAGAAAGTTGGAAAGCCCTCAAGCATATCAAGAGCCAATTCACATTCATCAGTAATGTCCCACATAACAGTCTGTAGAACATCACCGACACTTTCTTCAATGTCTGCTACACCGCGAAACACGAGACGATGATCTGGAATATCTACACGACCGATACTAACGGAACCAGGACAGCGTGATGCCATCTGATCAATATTAGTATTCATTCCATAAGCGAGATATAACATTACTTAAACTTTCCAATCGTTAATACACCGAACCGATACATGGTGTATTCACACCCAATCCTATTTAGTACCTGTTCAGTTAGTTGCACCATTTTTACACTGTTACCACAAATGACGGTGAGTGGAAAACTGTCCTGATTCATCAGAACAAAGTTCTCCACTAAGGCATCTACATCTTGATGCCTTACACCGTGCAAATCTAATTTACTTTGTTCCCTCATCTGTCTTCAAACAACCAAGCACGATAGTAACAATCCACCCAACATATGGGATGATAATAGCAAGAGTCCACCAGGTATTAAGACCGGCATTACGACACCTACGCATTGTAGTAGCGATAGAAAGCCAAAACGCTCCAATAATAGTTGCAGCAAGAAATATACCACCGATTATAGTTGCAAGTGCGCCTAATTCGCCAAAGGCGATGATTGCACTAAAGAATGCAAGTATGAATGCACAAAAACCGCCGATAAGGGTAACTGCCCAATATTCACTGCGAGTCGCACTTCCTTCAAACTTAAAATATTTTTCCATATTAAATCTCCTTCTTGAATAAGTTGTCAAGCATTTTCTTTGCCTGAGGATAAGAAGTCATTGCATCAACTGTTTCATCAACTTCATCCAAACGAGCAATGGTTTCTTCTACTGTTTCAACAGGTAGATTAAACTTGTATACGCCAACAGGTACGGTGAACGAAAAGTTGATATTCTTCAAAATATCTTCAAACTTCTTGTTAGGATCCTTGGGTTCCATCTTTGTTTCTTTCTGCTTCTGCTACACGCTTTCGTAGATTACTGCTACTAAAGCTGTGGTCTCTACCATTAAATATGATTTCAATACCTCGGTCTATGCATTCTTTGCGACCAGTGAAGTCTCTGTCTTCATACTCTACACCCAGTATACGACAATCTAGGGGCAATGTCAAGAGCAAATCTACCAAATCTTGTTCTGTTTGGTAAATAACTACTTCATCAACAAAGCGACAAGCACTAAGTTGAATCTGTCTCTCCACGATGCTTTGAACTGGCTTGTTCTTAGTATCTGATCTGTCAATTGTCGGGTCAGTTTGTAACCCGCAAATCAAATAGTCACAGTGATTCTTAGCTTCTGAAAGCATTGCAATGTGACCCGCATGAAGCATATCAAAAGTACTGAATGTGATTCCAATACTCTTGCCTTCTTCTTTTAGGTCTTTGATCTTGTTGAATATCATTGGTTAAGTATATCCCACATTCTTTTCTGTTCGCATTCCTTAAGGAATTCTTCCTCGCCGTGAAACTTTGAAGCCTTGCTTAGCTGCTCATCTAAAAAGAACTTTATCTTATACAAGTCTTTCTTGATTTCAAATGCAGTAATGCCATCATTATACGGGCTGTTAACTTCATTTAGTGCTTTAGCTAAAATGCCTATGGCGCCGTCCGTATCAGGTAATTTGAATCCCATTACTTGCCCATTCTTGCAATGCTAAGAAACTCTGCTCTTGCAGCCGCATCAGTCTTGAATCCACCACCCAGCTTACAAGTTACAGTTGAAGAACCAGTGTCTTCAACACCGCGACTCTTAACGCAATAGTGCTGTGCATCAATCATAACTGCAACGTTGTCAGTTTCAAGGATGTAGCAAAGAGCGTGGAATACTTGTTCAGTAAGACGTTCCTGAATCTGCGGACGCTTTGCAAAGTATTCAACGATACGATTAATCTTAGAGAGACCAAGAACCTTCTTGCTGGGAACATAAGCAACAGTTGCAAGACCGTCAATCGTGACAAAGTGATGTTCGCAATTTGACATAACGATAACGTTACGCTCTACGACCATTTCGTCATAAGCCATCTTGTTGTCAACAGTTGTACATTTTGGGAATGCATCATAGTCAAGACCCCAAAAGATTTCGTTGACGTACATCTTAGCAACACGCTTTGGAGTTTCAACGAGGCTATCATCACGAATATCAAGACCCAACGTCTTCATAATTTCAGTGAAGTGCTTTTCAATGATTTCAATCTTGTCCTTACGGTCAAGATCATTTTCTACTGTTGGAGTTTCAACACCCATCTTGACGAGGTGTTCGTGAATCTTTTGACCCAACTCTGGATCGGTTTTAGTTTTGTTATAAGACATATTTGTTTCCTTCCTTACACGGATATGTTAATGTTGTTTGTAACCGTTGTGTTACGTTATTATTTAGCACCTGAGAATACGTTATTAAATTGATTATTTACCCGAACAAACGTTGTGCATTTGCTCAAATGCTTTAGTTCACTTGCACCAATATAAGTGCAAGTGCTGCGAATACCACCGAGAATGTCCTTAACAGTATTCTCAACTGGTCCACGATATGGTACCTTGACAGTACGACCTTCACTGCTACGATAGTCAGCAACGCCACCATGATGTTTGTTCATTGCAGTGTCACTACTCATACCATAAAAAGTCACCGTACCGTCTTTAACTTCGCCGCCGCCCTCATCATGTCCGGCAAGCATTCCGCCGAGCATTACGAAATCTGCACCGGCTCCGAATGCCTTAGCCACATCTCCTGGGCAGGTACATCCTCCGTCTGCGATGATATGGCCCCCAAGACCATGAGCAGCATCACTGCACTCCATAATAGCACTAAGCTGAGGATAGCCAACGCCAGTTTGAATACGAGTTGTGCAAACGCTCCCAGGACCGATGCCCACCTTAACAATGTCTGCTCCATTTAAAATTAGCTCCTGCGTCATATCTGCGGTAACTACATTGCCCGCAATAATTGTGTGAGTTGGATACTTCTCACGAACCTTAGCTACAAAAGCACCGAAGTGTTCACTATATCCATTAGCAACATCAATACAGATATACTTAAACGGATAGTGTTCAATCATATTTACCAGTTTAGTAAAGTCCTTATCACTCGTACCCGTGCTGATAGCTACGTTATTCCAATCTACTGTGCCATCATACCATTCTAAACCACCGCTGTCATAGTTCTTACCGAGGCAAGTAAACAAGTCATACTTGCTTAATGCTTCTGCCATCGCAAGTGTACCAACACCATCCATATTAGCAGCCATGATTGGCACGCCAGTGTATTCTTGCTGACTATGCTTGAACTTATAGGTTCTGGTCAGCGAAACTTCTCTGCGGCTTGACAAGGTACTACGCTTAGGACGAAACAGTACGTCACTAAAGTCTAACTTGATGCCATCTTCAATCTTCATTAGTACTTTGCCTCACGAGTATGCTTGCGATAGTCGCTGCTAATGCGAAGATACTTGCTGCCCTTGCCTTCAAGAATGTCACAGATACGATCAATAGTACCATCAGTGTAGTCACTGATCTTGCCCATGTTCGGATGTGCCTTCTTGAGCAAGATATCAAGCTTAGCAATAGCATCATCAATAGACCAAGGAATATACATACGCTCATGGTCGTTTGCGAAAGTCTCAGGGAAGCTACGATACGCAGGATACAAGACATTGCATCCAAGTGCATCTGCTTCTGAAACAGTATTGCTCACCCAATCCTGCAATGCACAATTGAACACAACACGGCTATCGTTGACGATTTCATAATACTTGTTCTTGTCAAGATTGTCATAGATGATTAGCTTACCATCTTCAACCATTTGACGAGTACGAGCCATGTAGCTATCGTTGTTAGACTTCAACTCTCCGCCACTGCAAACAACGAACTCAACATCCTTGCCCGGGAATCGTTCACGCCAAGCTTCAATCAAGTCCATATAGAAGTCAGGCTGCTTCTCTTGGTCCCAACGTGCAGAGAATACAACACGCAAACGACGATCATTGAAGGGCTTAATCTTGCCACCAACACGCTCAATAACTTCATCCTTACCAAACGCAAGACCTGAGATATTGTAGATAGGAACGTCCCAACCAGCAACCTTCATATGTGCAACCATTTCTTCGTTAGTTGCAAGAACACCATCAACACTTGAACATACCATCTGTTCATATGCTCTCATCCAACGATCCATGCCCCAGACATGAACAAAGTCATCAGGGTCAATAGACTGTGCAAGACAACGAACAAAGATACGAGGCATGTTCTCTTCGGAACACTGGTCAATGATATAAGGCAATGATTCAATACCCGGCTGGAACATATCTTCAAAGTAGATTACGTCTTCGCTTGTGACTTCACCCTGCTGCATCAAGCGAACAAGATTCATCATCTGACTCATACCAAAGTATGAGCGACCATGTGCATCAAGAACCTGACCAGTCACGATCTTCTGACTGTTATCAAGTGTCAAGCCCGGGACATAAACAACATCATATCCCCTGCGTTCAAATACACGACGGTTCCATTCTGTAAGCTGTAGTGTGTAACGAGCGTTATACGCTTCAAGTCCCATATAAAATAGTTTACGCATTATTTTCTCTCTATATCTTCTTCACTGCAATTTGTACCATATTGGATTTCGATAATCTTCAATGGCTTGTCTGTTTCGTTAGCTAAACGGTGCCACTGATTAGCAGCAATGTGTATATTGTGAAACTTCTTATACACTCCGCTTAGTTCTTCGTCTGAACTACTATTGATAGTATACACTGTTGCAGTGCCTTGTGCAACAAACCATAGTTCCAAACGATCATTATGCCGTTGCATACTTAACGATTTTCTTGGTTCAACAGTAAGTTCTTTAACTTTGACCTCTAATCCGTTCTCGTGAAGCACTCGGTAATATCCCCATTGCCGCTCTGTCTTAGGAGCCTTCCATTCTTGTAGCAAATGACTACTTGAATTAGTCTTGTCTCCTCCTACACCAAACGCAAATTCAATATTATCATCTGCGAAGTCTAGTTCAGGAATATTGTCCTGAGTCCTGTCTCCACCATTAGCAAACACGATAGTATGATCGGGGAACACTTTGCGGGCCCATGCAATTGCATCTTTAGCTGTACCATCCCGGTCATTAAAGGGAATAGCATAATCTACTTGCTGTAGAGCACCGATGATTGCGACCCGATCCTCAAATGGCATGAATGACCGGCCCTTTTTACGGACCAGCCATTCATCACTGTTTACCCCGACAATGAGAATGTTTCCTAGTTCTTTAGCAGCCTTGATATAATCAATATGACCGCGATGAATAGGATCAAACCCACCAGTTATTACAACAACCTTATCCACGAAAGCCCTTAGCCTGACGTTCCTTGTACTTTGCGTAATCAATTTCCCACTGATTACGAGGGCGCTGCCCTGCTAGAAATCGCTGAAACTGCTTGTAGTTTCCGCTACGAGTATTATAGAGGTCAGCTTCATTAAAGCGATAACCGAACTCTCTGCAAAAGTTACGATAACTGTCTAGGTCTTCAAAAACTTGCTTGATATTAGTCTTAATAATAGCCATTTTATTTTCCTTAAATGGTTAGTGATTGATAGGGTTTAGTTGTGTTGTAATAGATAGTGGCACCGTTCTCACCGTCTTCTGATACAGTGATTTCAATGTCACGACCGGGGTAGCGATTCGCTATATACATATATAACTCATCACTAATCATTTCACAAGACTTATGGTCAAGTTGCATCACTCCGTCACGAAAGCTATTCTCTAGCCAACGCTTGAACTGAATGAACTCAATGTCACGGTCGTTGTGAAATACCTGAATCGCCACCTTAAAGTGAAAGATGTGACGATGCGGGTAGCCTAGAAAACTAACGTCATATTCGTCGCCAGTTGCCAAGTTCGGATCGGTGTCTGCACCGGGATATTTGTGAATGCCTTCTCTTTGAAAAGTAACCCAAATCATACGTTTAGCATGATTACTAATACGATCAAACTTTTCTGCAAGGGCTTGTTCTACGTTATTCATATTCTTGTTATATCACCTGTGTTAAATTTATCAATTGTTTTGGTCAAGAACTTCTGCCATTAAGTCATCAGTGTCTTCCATTTCTTCATCAATTTCAGGGTCGGTATCTTCAACCGCAAACAACTGATCAAACATTGTGTGAGCATTGATAGTCTTTTTACCGCTGAATCCTTGACCAGCTTTGAACTGCTGCCAAAACTTGTCATACTGATCAATCATAGCAAGGCTCTTTTCACGATCCTTGAGCGAGAAAATCTCATCAACGATTTCAGAGAAATTAAGATTGCCAAGAGGATCCATAACCATCTTAGGCTTGATACCCTGCTCGTAGCGACGATTTGCTTCTTGAACTGCAATCATATGCTGATAGACATTGTGTGCCTGAATCAATGTATATGAAAGTGTGTCCCATGAAGTCTTTGTTTCCTTACCATGCTGACCCAAGAAGCCTTGACCACGATAGCAAATATCTTTCATCAAAAGTTTATCAGTCACGGGACTATCTGTAAAGACTTTATGAATCTTGTCAGCCAACACACCATCACTGAACTTGCGAGTATCAGTAGCATACTTCTTGTTTTCAGCAGTCTTATCCATTGCATAAGTCCATTTAGTATCATGCTCAAACGTATTGTTATTATAAGCAAGACCTTTTGCTGCTGCAAAGAACGGACTAGCACAGTCAAACGTGATTTGTAACTTCGGATTATGATGCTTGCGTATTGCTTTCTGAATGTCAGTAAACAATACTGCATACTCCATGATAGAAGTGCCGAGACAGTGAATCAAATCCTGCTTACCTTCTTCAAGGAAGCCATCATGAATAATGTGAACAAGACGCTTAAGCATCAAGTGAATGTCAATCTTGTTTTGACCACCGAATGCCCAGCCGTTGAATGCACGATCACCATAGATATTAGTGTCGCAATACTTCTTCATTTCTTCGTACCATGCGTCTGATTGACCATGATTACGACCCTGTAGCACGTTTAGAAACTTACAACGACCATCACGATTAGCAATGAAATATTCATTGTTAATGTGCGTAGCAGTGATTGCTTCTTCAATCGTGCTGATACCATGTGCAGATGTACCGGTCTTCTTGTCCTTAACGTGATAAGTCGTAAGAGACTGTGACGGAATATCAAGACACATTCCATAGTCCATGTATTCGTCCATCCAAGTAAGAACTTGTTGACGCTTCTTCATTGCACGAGGACAGTTAGGGTCCTTCCAATCTGCTGGCCACTGACATTTAAGAATCTGGAATCCACCTGAGTCTCCTAGAAGAAAAGTGCCTTCTTCCCTCTTGCGAATGATAGATTCATTATTGTCATCCTTAGTAATATCAAGATTTGCGTGACCAGCAGAATACAAGCCCCACTTATACGTGTATAAGCCTTGCTTGCTGTTGAAGAAATTCAAACACTCAACGTCTCCGTTGAATGCCGCAGGGATTCTCGCCGGGTCAAAATATTGTTCACCTTCACGTTGCTTGCCTAAGCCAGCAATGAAGAAAGACGAGATTGCGGGCAGAAACAATGCCCATTCGGGATCGTGACTGTTTGAAAGGTTAATTTGTTCCAACTTTATTATCTTTCGTTAAGATTTCAATAACTTTGATTTGCTCATCAATCTTCTTACGTTGGTCAAGCAAATCAGCAATTGCTGGGCTATCTTTAGCCTTTGCTTCAAGAATCAATTCTTCATTCTTCTTCTTGATAGCCCAATCAAGTGCCATTTCAGCATCAGGAGTTAGACCAACACTTGCATGACTTGTATTGATTTCTAACCACATTTGACCATCATATACTTCAAGTCGCTGCATTTGAGTGTTGTATCTAACATCTCCGACATTCATGTATCCTGAACTAGTATTGATATATGTGGTCGCCGGGTAACCCCCATTGACCATAATATATCTACCCTGTCCGTTGACCGTCTTAATCATTACTTAGCCTGTGCGGGCAACAAATAACGATAGTTAGCGATACCGCTGTCAACTGTGATTTCAGCAGCGCCTGCATCACTGAAACGAACAACCTTGTCACCAGGAAGATCCATGATTGCAAGGAATACCTTAACAGGCCAGTTCCAAGCCTTAGTCAAGTTGCCAGCTACGTCAGGCTGAAACACGAAGTTGCCTGAGTGAGTTGAAGGGTCACCGAAGTAAATCTTCAAGTCGCCGTTGTCAGTCTTAGTCTTGAAGTTAAGTTCTTCGTTGTTAGCAGAAGCCTGCTTCTTAAGACGCATAACGCCGGCAACAGTAGGCTCAAACTCAACGTCCCAAGCAGCGCCCTTGAACGTCACAGACTTTACCTTATCTTCAACAACAACCTTGCTCATCAAACGATAGTCGTTAACGAAGTCACCAGTTGAAGTCTCAAAATGAATTGCTGTAGGGACGCTCTCACCGTCTCTCGTATCACGAGCAACGTTGATGATAGCCTTATCATCATAGTCATCAAAGCCAAGAATAGTCTTAAGCTTGCTCAAGTTGGGCATACCGAACGTGCCCTGAAAGCCGTCAATAGGAGTCTTAAACGTACCAGTTACGATAACTGACTTGTCTTCGGCATACGCAGCAACCTTAGTTTCTGTGTCTGAACCTTCAATTTTAACAAGTTCAACGACACCAAGTCCATAAGTGTGCTGAATCAAATCAAGTAAATAATCTTTCATGTGTTTTCCTTTTAGATATTTAGGCAATGCTATAGTGTATAATAGCGGAAGTTAATGCGAAAGTCAATGTAGTTGTTATCCGAAATCAAACAAGTCACCGACTGTGCTATTAGTATTTGTGTCTTGACGAATCTTCCAATTCAATACTCCAAGTAAGTTGTCAATCTTTTCATCAACAAGTTTACGTTCCATATCAAGTGCGTCAAACGGCAAGTCAGTAAACCATTGTGGAAGTCTTAGTTCATCTGTGGGATAAGCAACACTTGTAAAGCCAAGCGGATTGTCCTTCAAGCTGCAAACAATAACCTTCATACCATCAACAATCTTCTGACTATATTGGTCATTGTTCATCTTACGTAGATAGTTATAGTTCAGTGCTGCTCTAACGTGACCCGGCATGTTTGCCTTACCTGTCTTGCTACGAGCCTCAAGTTCACCATAGTATGTGAGCTTGTTAACTGACCTAGGAGAACCCTTAGTCCAACTATCTTGTTCACCCAACCAAATCTTGAATTCTCTAATCTTAGTGATAACTTCATCACGAGGACTACCGCCTAGTACCATCATAAGAACTTCCATTAGGAACTCTTGAACATACTTAGGAGTATCTGCTCTCTTAAGATCAAGACCCATAGCCTTGACCTTACCCATCTTACCATCTATGTCCTGACGCTTACCCTCAAGGTCAAAGATGTTGATAGCATATCGCTTCTTAGTGATGAACAACGTTCTATCACCGATAAGTTCACGACCAGCTTTAATGACTTCACCGTTCTTGCGAGGGCAATGAAATGCCTTCTCCATAAACGCTGGGAAGCTAACGTTAGTCATTTCAGCAATTTGGTCGTAAAGTTCAATGCACGAGTCCTTATCCCAAGATACTTGACCAGCATCAATCTGTTCTTTAAGAATGTGATATGCCGAGAAGTAACAGGAGTCAGTATCACCATACACAATAGCGTCGCCGTCGTGTTCATACTTTTCCGTGATGATTTCGTTTATCTGGCTCATCATATGCTTAGTGATTTGACGACCAGACAACGTAACTGACTGCCCGATTCTTTTATCGTAGAAACGACAATGCTCATTCAAAAGTGCGCCATACGCAGAGTTAAGCAAAATCTTACGAACTAACTGACGCTTATCGTAATACTCAAACTTGTCTGTGCCATATGCAGCCTTTGCTTCTTTCTGAATACTCTTACGCTCTGAATACCAGCGTGAGAGCAATCCTGGAATGACACCTTCTTTCTCATACGTAAAGATTGTACCATTAGCACTAATCATCCAAGGGCGATGACTGTCAAAGATTAGTTTCCAAATCTCTGCGGCACTCATTTCAACACTACGACCATCTTCATAGTCAATAGTGAGCATAGTGCCACGCTCTTGGTTCATAATAGCAGTATATTCTATTGAACCAAACAAGTTTTCCCAAAGAATAGCACCAGTAACCGCATCAGCATCGTCACCGTTCTTTTTCTTACGCTTATCTTTAGCAAGTGCAATGCCCTTGTCATACATATATTGTTCAGTCAATGATTGACGAACTTGACCCACGATAGTTTCAGGGGCCATGTTCAATGCCCGAATAGCAGACGGATACAGTGAGTTAATGTCAACCGCGCCGACCCATTCGTGAATGCCCTTCTTTGGAACAGCAACATAAGCACCAGCTGCCTGCTGCTCATCACCATAACTATCTTTGCGCTTCTTGTCGGGGACAATCATATCACGACTATGTGCTTCGTTATAGATTGCCATTTCAATCATTGCCACCGAACCCATAACTGTCGGAAGCAACACTGTGTTTTCATGTGCCAGAGCATTTGCAAGATCAAGGAACTTAAGCTTGTTGTGAATCTTATACACAAGCAAAGTATCTTGACGGTTATATTCTACGAACTTCTTGAAGTCTTTGTTGTACAACTGATCAAGACTACCCTCATATGGAGTCTTACGTTCACCCAATTCATATTCACCAATTGAGTCAAGTGAATAGCTGTGGCGTGATTCATAGTTGTACTTCTTATACAACTGTAGATAGTCCATATGAATACGACCAATTAGGTCATATGTCTGTTCTTCCTTACCAAAGCGTTCATAAGTACGAGGCTTTGGAAGCTGTCCAAGCAGACAGAACTTGCGTGTATCGTCCTTACTCATAATACGAGTAACACGATTCACACAATAGGGAATATCGTAGCCTTCAGAGTTCCAACCAGTAATTACGTCTGCATCTTCAATCAATGCAAAGAATGTTTCAAACATTTCAATTTCACTGCGGAACAACAAGCAGTTTTCAAACTCTGCTGTTAGTTCCTGTGCAGTTTCGTCACTCATATGTCTGGGAGGCATAACGAGTGTCACCAGTTGTTCTAACCAATCTAGATATACTGAAATAGCAGTGACCGCATTGAATGGATCATCCGTTGGGCTGTATCCACGTTCTCGGTCAAAGTCAACTTCAATATCGAAGAATGCTGTGTGAAGCTTAGGAGGTTCTGCTCCCAAATAGTTGTCACTTAAGCATCTGAAAACTACAGGAATATCGCTCTCAAATAGTTCTTTGCCACGATGAATCCTGCGCTCCTTCTCAAACTCAGCCTTCTTGCGAGTAGAGAAACGACTTACAGGATCTCCGAAGATGCTACGATACTTGCCCTTAGGGTCGCTATAGTAAAATGTATAGTTTGTTTGATATTCCTTGTAGAGGCGCTTACCCTCAGGGGTTCGTTCCACCACATGAATACGATCAGATTTATTATCTAATATAGCGTCAATGTATGACATTAATTAGGCTTTACCCACAGTTTGTAGAATCGTGTTAAGTTCTTCGTTTGCTTCGTTTTCTTCGTTAAGACGCTGCTTGTGTGCAATCTTGATTGCCTTCTTGAGAACACTTGGCTTAACTTCAAGTTCTTCTGCAATCGCCTTAACAGTGTCATTGAGACCTTCGTTAAGCGTATCAACTTCCTGTAGAACGCTGATACCTTCGTTGATAAGTTGAGTAAGTTTTACTTTTGCTTCCGCATTAAATGTACGTGACATGTTTTCTCCTTTAGTCTAATTAGTATAACAGACTACGTAGAGAATTCAACTATAATGGTAACCGTTATTGAAATACGTGGTTATTTTTTTCGCCGTAAATCTTGATGTACTTACCGGCGAGCATGTCAGCCATTGCTTCGATGGGACTTCCTGGATAACTATCACCAGGTTTAATCATGCCTAATTCGTGTTGGCGAACATGGACCAACTCGTGAAATACTGTTCTAAGGATATCTACCAGGTTGCGATTCTTTGCATACACCCAAACACTGCCTTCGCCAGGAACGTGACCACCGGTATGATGATTTGTTTGGGCCTCTTCGGTATCCATTGATAGTTCTACAGTGGGAACCTCTTTAAGATTAAGCTTTTTAGCAGTCCACTCAACGAACTTTTGAACTTCGTTTTCTAAATCACAGTCTACATTGTCGGCTTCGTCCAGCTTATTCTTTACCCAACGATCAGGCGTATCCTTAAATTTCTTCTTAAACAAGTCGTGTAGTGCTTTGTCGGTGATTTTGTGCTTTTTAGCAATCTTTTTCATTAGAGTGTCAATAGTATTGTAGTCGTGTTTTGCAAGCGAGGGCAATCGCTTAGCTAATTCAATTTCAGGAGACTCATTAACACTCTCGCCGCCGCCACCGTCTCCGCCGAAGTCACCACTAGAATCGCCGGCACCAAAGAAGGCATATCCAGGGAAGAAATACCCACCATAGGCGCGGCGAGATTTGGTTTTTCTGCGCTTTTTCTTGCGCTCTGTAATGAATTCGGTAGCTCTCATATATGTATTTATCATTTGGATATGGTAATGGCGACGAATTTCTTCGCCGCCATTCCATTCAGTCAATTATTAGAAACGAAGACCGAAGCCTACGAGTCCGCCGTGACGACCAACAGCGCCGTCAAAGTCAGAGTAGCGATACTCAGCCTTAACGAATGTTGAGCCAACAAGCTTCACTTCAAGACCACCACCAACGGTGAGACCTTCCAAGTTTGCAGTATTACGGCAAACTGCTGGAGTATTCCCAATGCGAGGTGTGCAAGTCTGAGGACGCTCAAGATTGGCGTAACCGACGCGGGTATAAGCAAGAACATTCTTGTTCAAGGTATAACCAAGACGAGCGGCTGCGCCAAGATCAGCCTTCTCAAAGACGTTAGCAGCGGTTGCTTCTGCACCGACAACTACCTTACCGAACTGAAGGTCATAACCAAGGGCTGCGCCATAAGCAATGTCAGTCGTGTCAACACCACCAGTAACGTCATCAGCTCCAGCGGTTACCTCAACACGAGGACCGGCAAAATCAGATGCCATTGCAGGGGTAGTAAAAGCAGCGGTTGCGAGTGCTGCGAGTGCGATTAACTTCTTCATACTTTATTTTTTCCTTTAAGTTTGAAAGTCTGACATTTTACTGTCAGTCTTATATTTACAACATATATGTGTCTGTGTCAAAAATATTGGGTAACTTACTTTGAAGTTGCCCTGTACACCCCATCCCACTTAGCGGGAGGATTGTTTCTGAATTCTTGAATTCTTTCAATCATCATATCGTAATACTGGTCCATTTCACCTCTCCAGCACTTCTTTAGATCACTTGCATACTTTTCAGCAGCTTCCCAATGACCTTGACGATATAGTTCTAGGAATTTCATATGCTGTGTCTCGGCCAATATGTCGTGGAAGGGGAACACAGTAAATATTCTAGCAGGCTCAGTCTTACCCTTAACTGCAATCAAATCAAGTTCTACGATTTGGTATTCATCCTTAACATAATAGGCAGTCTTTGGTCCAATGACAATCTTAACGCCGTAAGGCTTTGATTGACCTTCGAGCCTAGCTGCAAGATTGACCCCGTCACCAAGACAAGTATAGTCGAAACGCTGAGTGCTACCCATATTACCGACAACCACAGTATCAGTATTAATACCGAGGCCCATTCCAAAAGCTGGGATGCCTTCTTTTTTAATCTCATTATTGAATTCCTCTAATGAATTGAGCATTGTGAATGCTGTTCTAACTGCGTCTTTGGCGTGCTGTTCGTTGTTTACCGGAGCATTCCAAAACGCCATTTGAGCATCACCTATATACTTATCAAGCGTACCTTTGTTCTCAAGAATTGCTTTGGTCATAGCAGTCATATAACGATTCATGATGCTTGTCAAGCCTTGAACATCTTTACCATAGTGTTCAGAGATAGTTGTGAATCCGCGAACATCAGTAAACATGATTGACAATTCTTGTTCTGTACCACCAAGCTTCAATAGTTCTGGTTGACGCTGTAGTTGTGCAACTAAGTCTGGACTTAGATATGTACCAAACTGCTTCTTAATCTGTTGCTTCTGTAGATACTCACTGATAAACTTAACAGTGTAGATGTGCAGATAGATTACTAATGCAGCCAAAACGTTGAAAGAAATATCAAATAGTATCTTGTTATGGGTAAATAGATACATCGGAGCATAAATATAACCGGCTATTAATATTCCGATCCAAACGATTGAATATCGTACCCGTGATAACAAAATTATCAATAGTGAAAGGACGACGAATGCAAGAAGATCAACAAGACCTACCCAATTCGGAATTGATACAGTCTCCCCAGCTATTAGAGTCTCAAGCATACTCGCCTGAAGGGTGTGGGGATATTGCGCACCTGATGGAGTCGCTACAGGATTCGCAACTCCGTCAGCAGTTACGCCTAATATCACTATCTTACCAGTCAGATCAGGAATTGTCTCGCCGATTTCTACAGAAGAAAACTGGTAGTTCGGATTGATAAAGACACGCCCATATTCATCTGTATTAATCGTACCAAACTGAGGAACACGCAATGCTTCAACACCCGTCTGATTTATCTTCGCTTGATATGAAGGATCTCCCGCAGCAACTCTCAAAAGTTCTAAAGAAAACGCAGGATAGTATTCGCCATTTGAAATCCCTAATAAAGGCACTCGACGGGTTACCCCGTCCGTCTCTGGAAGAGAAGTCGTTATCCCGACGCCTGCGGCAGACTCTTGAAGTGCTGGAATGTTATCAAGCACACATGGATAGTTCGGAAGAAAATCAGTGGGTTGTCCGTCACCAATTACAGCAACGCCTGTGCGGCGAGGGAGACGATTATCCTTAACGCAATCATCAGTAAGTGTTTGACTTAATACAACCGGATATTCTTTTAGTGTATTCGCAAGAACTCCGTCAGTCCCCAAACGATCAGGCTCAGGCATAAGTATAGTGCTACCAACAATGCCAGCCCCTCCGCTATAAAGGTCGCTAATAATTTTAGCATGGACCTCTCTTGGAAACGGATATTGACCATATTTTTCAATTGCTTTCTCCCCTATATTTGCAACTACAATCTGTTCTGATTTGATTGGTTCCCCAAGCATCAGATAGTCATAGTACTTTAGTTTCATACTATCAACTAGGAACGGATTCATCAACTTCACTGATAGCAATAACAATAGTGTAGCTACTGCTAACCAGGGTGACAATAAAATTTTACTCGCTTTGCTTAACATTGATGATAGTTCCTCCGGCTGGTTCGTTGACTTCAATTAGGAATGATTTTCCATTACTGTCTATGAATAGGGTTTTGTTTGAATCCTTCTTCACAACAATATCAACTGTAGTACTTAGTGTTCTGACGAGGCGTAGATAATCGCCTGACATAATAGTTGTAATCTGAGTAGTGTTATTAAGACCAAATGTAGTTCCGCAAAGTTTGACACCGTCTCTAGTCATACATTCTTCTGTACTCAGATCATCAAGAAAATCTTCTCCTAAGAAATCTGAATTGATTGCATTAATATCAAGTTCAGAACTTGCTAACTGGTCTTCTTTTAAATCGTCTCTTGCAAGAAAATCAACATCAAGTTCGGTCAAATCTAATAGATTAGTTCTGGCATCAGCAATCTCTTCGGCTGTGCGAACTTCTTCTGCTGGAGATATGATTAGCATATTATCAATCATATCAAGCGTGAGATTCAATATAACTGGGCGAGAAGGTCTGCTATCCATCGTCGATACTATAGTAGCCTGAAATGCTTTATTAAGAACGACAAATCCAGCAGCATTGGCTACCGTGATTTCGCCTACTGACCCATCTTCTTCTGGAAGTAAGACAATCAAGCTTTTGCCAAAGTCATCTACTGTTGCTGCAAAGTCTGTACCTCTCACTGCGATAGTCGCAGTTGGTGTTCTAAGGTTGATATTGTTTTTATTCATCTTGCCAGACTTGCCGGTTGCAAATCTTGCAGTTCCAGATGCAAATCTAAGAGCCATTCTTGAAGTAGATGGTCTACCGCTATAAACGAAATCATCAATCACAAGTCTGGAATGTTCGGTGACTCGCACAGTAGAATCATCTACGAATGTAATTTCAACTCTGCCGTTGCCAGTCTGCACCCTATCCATTTTGGCAATAGGTAACTGAGGTCGTGTAGGAACTCTTGCCGAATTCTTCACGACCTCACTTACGCCTCTGTTTTGCGTAACTTTACCTATATTAGCATGGGCCGCCGGCGTTACACTGATTAATAGTAATAGTGCTGCCGTTGCTCGTGCTATTGATCTTAAGCGTGTCAACATTAGTTGTACTCTTTTGATTTACTGTAACAGTATTAGTGTTACCGGTAAGAAGCATTTCAATATTCTTTCCAGCAGTACCATCCTGTACTGTAGTAATAGTATTACCGTCACCTGCGATTGTCTTAGTGTTAACAACATCATCTGCGTTTATAGTAGATGTAAGTGTGTTAGTATCACCAGTGATTGTAACAGTTTGTGTTGCGTTCGTAGCCGACGCAGCAGTACCTTGATTGAACGTTAAGGTGTTTGAATCACCAGTAACTGCTAAAGTTTGAGTAGAACCGGCTACGCTGGCTGCATCACCTTGATCATATGTCAAGGTATTATTGTCTCCAGTCACCGTAACATCCATATCAACGTTATCAGCCTGAACAATAGAACCTTGAATAGAGTTATTGTTGCCTTCTTGGGTTACTGCTATTGTTTGACTATTTCCCTCAAGAACTACACGATTCTGTTCAGTTCCAACTTTGTTACTCTGACCTTTCTGAGTAATACTAATATTACTACTATCACCGACTTGCTCAATAAAAATTGAGTTGGTAGTTGACTGAGCCATTGCTACCGAACTTGCAAGCATCGCCATTGCTGCAAGCATTAATTTATTCTTCATTCTCCCGTTCCCCCGTATCTAAAGTATCCCTTCTCTATTCCTTGTTTAATTAATTGTAAAACTGCTTCTTCGATAGCCATCTTGACTGCCATTGTGTTTGCTTCATTCTCAGTCATACCAGCTTCGGCTTCGACTAACTTTGTGCCAACATCTACAAACTTAAAGAGTGACAAGTCTCTACCTACAGACAATACAGTTTTTGAAACTTGTACGTTGAGAATCACTTCTCCTGTGTTAGTGTTGACTGCTCTTAACGCTACCACAACTTGATCTTTTCTGTACATAGTTGTGCCGCCGATGCCTAAATATCTTGCGCCTGCGCCACCTGTTTGTATATTAGTGTCATACCCAATGATGCCACCTTGAATTATAAGTCCTGCAAATAGCATTGGTTCAAGCTTGTTTGCGCCCTCACCCAAATATTCTTCACGAGTCTGTCTAACAATTTGACGCTCTTTTGCAAGGTCATCAACTCTGTTGCGCTCAACTACCCTAAACCAAGTACCTCCACCTGCCTCTTTCAATGCAGAAATCAGCAATGGAGTACCACCTTGTGTAACAGCAGTTGATATACTTGCAAGGCCGTCTCTATCCCTTCTCTGACCGGTCAAGTCTGGAAAATCATATACTGCAACAACAGCTTGTCTCTCGGGCGGCGGTAAGCTTTGCAACTCTTTAACCTGCGTGTTTACAACAGCCGGAGTATCCTGCATACTTAGGACGCCAACTCCACTTGACATGCATCCGCCCAATAAGAAGGGTAATATTAAAATTTTCCAATTCATTACCATTTAAATCCACTAGTTGGAATGATGATTTCTGTAACATTACCAGCATCATCAGTGATTACAAGACGAATTTCGGTGTCTGTCTTCTCATACTTGATTTGATTACCTTCAAGCGTGAATGCGCCGGATTGTCCTCCCATTGCACCAAACAGATTGTTAGTCAACTGCTGTGCTAACTGAGAATATATACGAGATTGTAAATTGTTCATAAAGCGATTGAGGATAGAATTCTTTTCTTCAAGGGCCTTTGCTTTTAAGTCCGCTTCAATTTTATCTTGAATGTCTTTTTTGCGGTTGAACTCTTGATTTTCAATCGTTAACCATTGCGCTCCGGCATTGTTTCCAGAGAACGATGGATTTTTAAATTGAAATACAATTTCAGTAGCATGTGCAGGTGTGCTTGCTAAGAGTAGTGACAGTATGATTGTTCTTTTCAACATTTGTTTTCCCCTTAGTTTACATCTTTTTCTTTTGTGATTTTGTTAATTTCTTCTTCTGCTTGCACTCTTTCATATTCAATCGTTTTACCGCGCAAGTGCAAAACAGTATCTACCTTTTGCTTCAAGCGGATTAAGTCATTATCAAGCATACGTATACGATCAATCAACCCAATCAATGTCACGTTAGCTTCACCTAATACCGGATCAACTTCTTCAGTTGCCCACTGCCAAACATAGTATACAAAGTATCCCATGCCGCCTGCGGCGATGATAGGGAAACCGTATTCACTGATTAAGGTAGCAATATCTTCCATTAGTCTTTTCTCGCATCATCTTTGCCGTCTGCTCTTGAGATACGATCAATGTCTGGTCTAAGACCTAAAGCGTTACTAACAACAGTATCAATACGTATAACATCGTGATTCATTGTCTTAACACGATTGTCTAGTGCCGTGATAATACCCTTCATGCCACTGATACTACCAGTAACACCTGCAAGAATAAATTTCAATGTTAGGAAAACGAAATAGCCTGCAGCTAATGCAGCAGCTATAGGAAAGCCCACATCGGCTACGAGTTTAAAAAATTCCCCCACAAAAGCTCCTTATTATTATTTTTATAATAATATTTAGCTCTTATGGGGAAAAATTAACTACAAGTATTAGTTGTGGGTTCAGCTAAAAACTGTGCTATTTGCTTATGACCTAAGAAGCTAGGATGAGGGTCTTCATTGGAAACACAGTCATACTGCCATGCTTCGGTGTCAATACTGTTTAGCCAATTGAACTTAGTCTTGCAAAACTCATAGATTTCTTTAGGGAATCTTTCTAATAGTCTAGTATCATAAGTCCAAAAATAGTAAGGAATGTTATGTTGAGTAAGTATATTTTCCACTGCTAAAAGATCACTAACGAATCTATACATGCCTTCAATTTCAGTATAGGTAGATAGTCTTAGATCATTGTACTTCTTTTTAGCAGATTCATCATCATCATATTGATTTAGTATGCAGTCAATTTTACATCTAACCCACCTATCATGCTTATTTTCATAATGATTAGTATAATCAGCAGGATAATAAAACTCATACCTGGATAGTTCTGTCCATTGGATGATTGCAACTGTTTTGGCTAAATCTTCTTTAGTCTGAGATAGTACCCAATCAATCGTAGTTCTCACTATACGCTGATTGCTCCCACAGCCAATAGATAAGTTGTGTGTTTTTTCTGCGTTGATTAGATTGCCTAAATGATAAGGCCACACTGAATTAAATCGTAGTTGATTATGGTTGGGGTGGTCAAGTCCTAAGCCACCGCCCCAAGTCCAACTACACCCGTTTGTAAGTAAAATCATCTATTATTTAGTAGATACTCTTAGGTGCTCTAGGTTTGTTATAGCTCTTTAGTACGTCTACAAATGCTTCTTTGCTCTGAATAGCAAGATTCTGCATTTCTTCACGATCCATTGGGCGTAGAGTTTCATAGCGATTCAAGAATGCAATCATTGCATTCACTGGCACTTCTGCCTTTGATCCATCACGAAAGACGATAGGGCGATTGCCGCCAGTGTCCATGCTCTTGCGAATCTGCATGACAATGTTAGGAACCTTGTCAGTATCTGGATCTTCAACGTTGTCAAACGATTCGTTAAGCAGTTCATTAATTTTCATATTCTATCACCTTTGTAGTATTTATCAGTGAATCACTGTTTTATCATATCGGCTAATCAAAGTCAACCGTTATATAGCCTTGCTTCTAATTCTCTTGAGGGGTCTATGCGATGTGCTTGTCTAGCTCGTTCAATAGCATGTTCTGGACTAGTTGCACGAATGACTACGCCCCCGGTGTCGCCTACATCTGTAACTTGATAAAGCTCACCTTCGCCGGGCTGTCCCGCTGTCAATCCATTATTAGATTGATTTGATCTTCCGCCTACTTCGGTTGCTGTCAAATCTCGTATTGACCATTCAGGACGGGCTCTAGTAGCAGCGTGTAGTGCTTCTGCCTCATCAGGGGCTTCAACCCTAATTGTACCGCCAAATCTGTTGTTGCTAACATAAAATTCTCTCGGTTCTGAACTTCCCGCTGAGCGGTCATTCATTCTTGCTATCTCTTCCATATGTCGTTGGTATCGTGATGCGGCAAGGCCAGAACTCATCGTCGTTGCAGAGACACTTAAGTTATCACCTAAGTTAGGATATAGTAGCATAGCAATACGCTGTGCTTCGCCAGGTGATCTAGCAGCAATAATTTCTTCAGAATTTGAACCAGCTACACGGTAACCGGTATATTGTGGTTCCTCTTGGGTTTGAGGTTCTGCTGAGAGAACTCTAATCAGATGCTCATATGAATCCCAGCTTGGGTTGTTACGCAATGCACGGCTTAATGCAGTTGCGCTATCTCTTGCACCTAGGCTTACTCTTTGACCCAACGTATTATTCACTACAACAAACTCTGTTTCACCCGGAGCCATTCTAAGTGGTTCTGGCTGCGACTCACTTTCTAACTTAGCAGTCAATCCTTGTTTAGGTAGCCTATTATCGTAGCTAAGTGTAATGTCAATTGCTTGTAAAGGTGTCACTGCATTGTAGGTACCAACAACATTACCTTCCTTATCAAACACATTATATACTTTTCTACCTGTATACTCAGTAACAACGATGTTTTCAATGTCATCTGGCTTGAACCAGCTTGGCTCAATATTCATTGCAGCTTTTAATGCTTGATCATCATTACTTACTTGTTCAGTTTTCTTTAGGAACATTCTGCGATTATCACCAGTTGGATTATCATATTCAATGATGTAATCTCCGTCCTGTGCTTCATAGAATTCTAATTCAACCACGCCTTCTTTAGAAAGCTTTTCTTTCTTTCTTTGCGATTGTGTAGCCTTGAGCTTTTCCTTCAATTCTTGACGAGTGATAGTACCCGCTGCATACTGCACGAACACATCTTCTAATGAACCCTTAGCAGGATCAAACATCTTAGTAAGCTTCTTCAAGTATTCCTTACGATACTTGTCAGGATCAACCGCAGCATCAAGTGCTACTACGCAACGATAAAGTGTATCTTCAATCTTGTCAAAGTTTTGCCCAAGCCAATCACCGCCCGGGCCTCTGAATTCAACACGATTGTCTTTAGGGTTGATACTTGTGAACTTACCTACTCTACCCGAGTGAATGACTTTACTTGCTATAGTTTCAAGATTGTCTTTTAATCTCTTGAATAAAAGTTCTTTATCCTGTACATTGGGTGCTTCTTCAATAATATCTAAAGCACTCTTGCAGTAAGTATTTGCACTACGACCAAATCTATCTAATAGATACTTGTCACCAAGCAACAATGTCAGCTTAACGAAGTCTAGATTTTCTTGATTAAATCCAGGAACGCTAACGTTCATATGCAGACCAGTTGTTCTGTTAGTATATGCGCCCTTATCATCAGCCCATTCTTTGATCTTTTTAACATCTTCAAGTGCTTCATCAATAGGCAATGGAGGACTAATGAACTCAAGTCCAGCATCGTCACCTGATCCGCTCAAGCTGCTATCAGGTTCAATAGTATATGCGTCATTTGTTCTTGGTCCGCCGTGATAACCTGTACTGTAGTGAACTTTGCGACCAATTGCATCTGAGAATTCATCTGCTAAACTCTCAAGGTTCATTTCACTGTCACCGTCAGAATAGGTATAGTGCGGCCAGGCAACATACTCTCTCACATGATCATTAACATCGGACATATAACGAATGCCGATTCCTCTTAGAAAGTCTCTTTCATCAAAGTCGCCGCTATCTTGTCTTTCTTCGCGGAACTCATCGTATGCCTTTTCGTAACTACCGCTATCAAAGCTCTTTTCCCATTCATCTTCAATGAACTGATCCCAGTCTGATCCGTCAGGATTTCTATTACCAAATAAATCTTCTTCTTTGTCTACGTGATCGGCAATAGTATCAGGATCTATATTGTCCTTGACCCACTGTGCAAAGTATTGTCTACCTTCATTATTCCATTCTTCGTCTATTTGTTCACTTATCCATTCATAGAATTTTTCTCTTAGTTCTTCTTCTAAGTCTCTGATTGTACTGCGATCATTATAGCCACCGTCATTAAAGAAGCGAGCGATATCTTCAATATCATATGCTTCTTCATCGTAATCCATATCCTCTTCTGGTTCTCTATCCTCGTCATCTACAGAACCAACGTCGGGAACCATCATTTCAAATTCAATACCTACTAAGGCATCAATCCCGCTAGCAAGCTTCTTCAAGTTGCCGGGACTCATATTTACTTCAAAAAGCTCTTGCTGAGCTTCTACAATAGGTACGAATTGTTTTGCTCTCATTTTCTACCAATCTTCATATAACGAACATAATTAATTTCAGGGTCTTCTAGATATTTATCGCCAGTGTAATAAACCTTTGAAAGTGGGAAATAGTCTACAAAGTCTTCCTCATCTTCTGTTGGGAATAATGTATTCTCGTTGTTGTTTCTTGCTTGTAATAAACATAGCATATTATCGGGAACTTTATTCAAGAATATAGGGCCTGTTTCGTTGCAGCTTGTGTTGATTACTACGCCTGGCTTTTCATAAACAACATCTTCTGCTTTTTGATTGAGAAATACGATTTTGCCCTCAGTATTAAACGTATCTAATAGTTTTTTACTTTGACGCAACCATTCTTCGTTAGGCTCAACCAAAACTAACTTGTCAAACTTGATATCTGCTTCGTGTAAGAAGATTCCCATATTGCCGTACCAGCTACCTAATACATAGATAGTGCCAGCATTCTTGCCTTTAAGACCCTTAGCCAACATATTAGCTAACCATTTCTTACTCTCAACTAAGTCTGGAGTAAAGCTACCCTTAAGTGTATTTGGGCTTGCTTCAGTGACTTCTTCAGCAGCAGGTTCAACACCGAGAACTTTTACTTGACTAGGGTCAACTATTACATAACTAAGATTGCCTCTGTCTTCGTATCTATTCTTATAGACAAAGCCATCAAAGCCTAATTCTTTTAATTTAGCTAATAATGCTTTTCGTAATTCTGCCTTATCTTCAATAGTAGTAATAGCTTCCATTTCTTTTTGACTAATTAGTTTCTTATCACGCAATTCAAAAGCATATAATCTGTCATAGTGAACGCCAGGAAAGTCTTTAATAGTTAATGGATTCTTAATATCTAAATCTACTTTATAGATTTTACCATCTTTGATTTTCTTGAATGTCATTCTATCTTTAGCAGCCTTCTCAGTGCCAAAGTGAGTGAGTGGATAGAACTCAGCTATATCATCTGTTGTACCGTGATAAGCGATTTCTTCTTCTACTGGAGCACCCTTGACTTCGCCGTGACGCTTATGCTGACCACCATAGTCATAGAACTTATCTACAACATCAAACGCAGGCTTGAAAAAGATTGCTGCTGGAGTAAGTGTATTCTTAAGTATGCCTACTCTTTCTTTTCCTTGTGGGGCTTCTTTCTTTGTTTTAGTAAACCTGTCTACAGGTTGTAGCCATGCATTTGGTCTTAGTTTTACTAACCATATATATGGCAATTTCTCAGCAAATAATTCCTTAGATTGTAAATAATATTTTAATGGATAGAACCAAAGTGCAGGAGTACCTACACTATTGCCAATATAATCAATATCATATGCAGGATGATCTAAATCAGGGCTACGAGCAAAGATTTGTTTTGGACTAAATCCTAACTTATCAACTCTGCTGTGTCTTACAAAATAGTCATCAATGTTTCCGCCATCTTGGATATAGGCTTTTTCAACTTGGTCTTTAATACTTTCTTTGGCTTCAACAATGCCTTCTTCTTTAAAGATAGCGTAATAGATAGGGTATTCTTCGTCGCCAGTCAATCCTGAATCAATTGGCATTTTGCCATCTTCACGATTAATGAAGTCTCGTAGAACCTCGTCATATATGTCTTCATATTTGTCTAAGTGTCTAGGATCTTCTTTAGGCAAATAACAACGATCATTTGCGTCTTGCTGGCAATAGTCACTGAATCCCTCAAAGTGTACAGTGTATGGGCCAAACTTCTCTACACCAACGTCATCGGGACCTAGATTGAATAAAAATTCTTCTATTGCTGGAAGATAATCTCTATTATCAGATTGTGCAGTGTCTTCAACCACTGGCGAGTTTTCCTGAACTTCAGGTTCTTGTTCTAACAGGTGTAATGATTTGATCAACATCTGCATATCATTCGGGGACATTACGCCCTCGCAGTTTTAAGAATACTTCTTAGCATCCATTGATGTTTAGCGTGTGCGTCAATACGACCTGCAATGAAGTCACAGATTCCTTGCTCATCTGCCTCATTTGCTACGTGAAACGCTTGCTTATACATATCTAGCACAATAGCATTATCGTGATAAAGTTCTTCCATCATAAGCATTGCACGAGGAATCTTTGTTTGATCTTCAATTTGACTCAACTCAGCATAGCGAAGGATGCTTCCTGGTGTGTATGAATCAAGCTGGCGAATGATTTCTGCCAACTTGTCAATCGTGTTGCCGTATACTTCTTCGTAATAGTTACCGAAGAAATCGTGATACTGAGGGAAGTCAGGGCCTTCTACATTCCAGTGGAAGTTCTGAGCCTTGATTGACAAAGCATAAGTTGTGGCTAAAAGTGTTTTAAGTGTATCAGTGAGCATATTAATAGTCCTATAAACTATTTATCGTTTTGGATGTGAATGCTGACAAAGATTATCGCTGGCTTTAGTTTCCCATATGTTTGGGAACAATCCATGCACTATTAGTATAAAGGCAACTTTCCAAGCGTGATATAAATGTTTAAAGTAACTTCTATTCACATCTCTGAGATGACTCATACTTCTTCCTCACTAACATCAATATATTTAATTGGTCTGTTGGATAACACTGCTGCCAATGCTCTATGATTGCCGTCAATTATTCTACCATCACTCATTACAATAATCTGATCACTTAATGTTGGATCATTTTCATAATGTTCAACTGTTTCTTTTTGATCTTCATCCATCATATCAAACAATTCTTCAATGTGTTCTATACTGTATTGGCTTGTCAAATATATATTAAGCTTGTTTGGGTTAATAGTTTGGATAGTGAACGGTATGTCAAAGTCACTATCACCAACATAGTTCCAAATTACTTCATCGTGATCTGGATAGTTGTTCTTATAGATATCGCTTAATGTTATCTTATCTTCAAATACTTTATCTAGTGCTTTGCCTGCTTTGGCTTTTGCTTTGTCTAATGCGACTGATCGGCCTGAATCTTTATGAATAATATTAAACTGTGTGAAGTTTCCGTTGTTAAAAGCACCTTGGAATGTATAATCAGGTAATGCTTGATCAACTTTACTCGCCAACATGTTGTATAATTTAACTCTGCTTTGCTCACTATTATTCGCCGTAAATAATAATGTCATTGGATTATTCTTTTCCATGTAATCCTTAACAATATTGATTACAGTTCCGAATATCTTTCTACTATCACCTGAACCAGTTAAGCCGATTTTATGCTCATCACCTTCGCCTCTAGCAAAGAATGCAACTTCTACTGCTTTACCTGATTTACCGAACTGAACCTTATACTCAGTACCGTCGTCTGCGTCAAAGTAAAATACTGTACCGGGATTCTGTTTACTGTTACGATACTCGTATGAACTATCAAGTGCTTCGTTAGTCATCGCAGTGATTCTACGCTGTCCCTTACGCTTGAACATATTATATTCTTGCTCGTAGGTAGTAGGGCCACCGACCATCTGACCGCCATTACCGCCTGCACTACCGCCACCTTGACCAGTGCTTACTGATTCGGGTAGAAACTCACTTGCTCTCACGCTTTAGGCCTCTCATGATAGCCGATTCTTTTGGTACGCAGTTAGGGACCATTCTATCGCCCTTCTTTTTCATACCGACTTGCTTATGAGTGTCCCAGCATTTTTCGTCAAGCTGTTCTTCTTCGTTAGTATTCTTGACACAGTTTGGATATTTCTTACCAAACATCGTTTTCATGCCTTGCTTTTTATAGCCCTTCCAGCACTTTTCGTCAAGCTGTTCTTCTTCTTCAATGTCTGTTCTACGCCAGCCACCTTCACCACTAGCACCAGTAGGATTATCAGTTGGAGTTTCGCTGATGGCACCTCTGTGTTTACGATCTTTTAGACCACCATATGGATTGATTGCTGGAGTTACTTCTGCTGCGAACTCACCAGTATAATCTTCACCGAAATAAAGTTTTTCCATTTCGTCTTCGGCTGCAACGATTGTGTCAAGTGTGTTAGCAAGTTGCTTAACATTATATGATGAGTTTTTAAACTTACCTTCACTAACATCTTTTGCTAATTCATTAGCTTCCATCTGTGCTTTCTTTTTGAGATTACTAAGACTATATGATCCAGCGCCACCAAGAACTGCAACTTGAGGATCATCTTTGTCATGACCGATGATTACGCTTCCGGCTTCATCAACAATACCCTTCATGATATTGCTCTCATTCTTCTTGCCACCGGTGCCCCAATTGCTTGCACCTTTCTTACGGCATTGAACTAATGCACCACTAGCATATGCAGAAGGCCAGACTTTATAGCGGCTCTTGACTTTGTGATAGCAAGCATCCTTCTTCTCAGTCATCATTGATTCGTGATACATTGGACCACCGCATTCTGGACATTTCTTAGTTTCTTCGTACATATCTTCGTTCTTCTTCTTTCCAGCGCAATGTGCTTTTTGGCTAAAGCCTTTTGGATTGGAGCAGTTGATACTATCTTTGTATTTCTGACTCCACTTTTCATTTACTTGAATGTCTTCGTTTGACTTCTTTTTAGTAGCTACGTTCTTAGCCTTACCTCTGCGTTCTGGGTTTGGATCTTCTCTGCGCTTCTTACTTGCAGCATACTTACGACCTTTTTTACCTAAACTGTGTGCTTTCTTTTGTGGGAGACACTTAGGCTTACCTTCACTGTCATCACCTCTTGCACAAGCGCCACGAATCTTGCCGTCGGGACCAAAACGAACCCACTTCTCTTTGAACCACTTGCGTAGATTTTCATCTAATTGTTCTACGCCTTCGTCGCCAATGCCATCAAATATAGAACTCATTTAGTCAGCCTTCTTATTCTTATCTTTTTCAGTGATTGGTCCGCCGGTTACCCAAGCTTTGCAACTACGACCTCCTGCACATTTGAAGTGTAAGAAGTTGCAATAACCCAAATCACTTAAATTAATAGTAGCATTAGGGTCAATATTATCTTCATCACCCTTGATGCCACTCGCAATACAATCACGCATACTATCGCTTACATCAAATGCAGCACAGTTTCCGCACATCATAGACTTTGCTGTTGCTTCGTCTACTTTAAATACTTTGCTCAAATCTTTCCAGTATGAACCGGGCTTATTTGGATTAGCTGGGCCATACAGATATTCATCAATTGCAGTTTGACGATTCTTAAGATTCAAGTCAATATCGTGGGTAGCACGGGGGCAACCCTTCTCAACCGCTTCTAATAGGTTGATGATATCACGCATTAACCTACGCCACCACCTGCAATGACGCCGCCGGTCATTTCATGTTGTTGTAGTTGCTTACCTTCTAGATACTCACGAATAGTGTTTAGATAGTCATTGGCTTTGATAATCTTTTCTTGTACCCAGCCTTCAAGACCTTCTTCTTCTGATAGGTCAGCAATTAGTTCATAGACTTGCTTTGCGTTCTTAGCAGCACTGAATAGGTCACTACGAGCCATTTCAACTTCGTGGTCTAAGCGACTCTCACCGTGCTTGATGAATCCAGTCTTGCGGCTACGACCTTGTCCAGGAACAATGATTAAGTCATCTTCTTGTAAGTCTGCTTCTTGAACAGTTTTCTTTGCATCAGGATCACCCAAAGCCAACTTCATGTGTTCTTTATCTTTTCCGTACTTCTTTTTGAAGTTACCATTATCCATGTTTCTGATATCCATAGCAAGTTCTTTCATCTTGCTTTCGTTTACTGAGTTAGCGTACTTCTTATTGGTCTTCTTACCAGTCAATAAGTCGCCGCCTTTCTTGCCGCCATAAATGCTGGCGTTGCGAGATTGTGTGGCCATAGGGGCTGCTACTGTAGCAATAGAGCCTGATGTAGTGCTTTCAGTGACGATATCTGTAATTTTCATGAGTAATCCTATATAGTAATATAGTATTTATCACTTAAACAAAAAGGGGGCCCCATTGCTGAGGCCCCTAGTTTGCGCTACTAGTCAGTAACTATTACTGACTAGGCGGGGAAGCTTCCTGTGCTGCGGCTTCGGCTGCTGCCTTTGCTGCTTGCTCCTGAACATACATAGGTCCAATGTTGTCCATCAAGTACTGTTGATTTTCCTGACAGAATACATATGAGCCTGAGTGACGGAGAAGAACTCGCTTGTCAACCCAAATGCGACCACCGATATCTCTCCAGTTTTCACAGAATGTCCAGTCTTCACTGTAGTAGCGATTCTGACGAACAGCAGTGTCGAAGTAAGTCTTCAAGTGCTGGTCATACTTTGGATCAAGACCGATATCGTTCTTGTACTGCTTAACCGCGGGGTGACTATTCATCTTCTCAAATACATGCTTCTTCATAAGAAGGAATCCAGTGCCTGCCTTTGAAACTTCTTGAAGTCCATCGGGGCCTTCTTCTGCACCCTCAAACCCGTTAACAACCCACTTGATGGGCATAGTCTTCATTGGGTACAAACCACCGATAACGTCTACGTCCCTATTCAAGAGGACTAGCAAATGCCAGGGTTCCCAACCGATATCAGCATCAACGAAGAATAAGTGTGTTGCGTCGGGCATGTCAAGAAACTTAGCAGTTAGTGTGTTTCTTGCGCGGCTAATCAATGATTCATTAACCATTGTTTCTAGTGTCCAGTCAATACCAAGCTGACGGGCAGTGTTAGCCCACTTGATGAATGACATGAACGTTGATTCTGTCAACATACCGCCGTAGCAAGGCATCGCAATGTGAACCTTAGTTGTGCGGAGATAGTCAACGTTAACTTGAACTTGTCCAGCCTGCGGAGCTTGCTCCTGTGCAGCCTGTTCAGCGATTTCTTGCACCTTTTCTACGGGAACTGTGCGTTCCTCGCCGTTTGGTGCAACATTCTTAGTAGTAGTATTCTTTGGTTTACGTGCCATAAAGTCCTCTTTCTTGTAAACTTGTATAGATATTTACAAGAGGAACTAGTAGTGGAATTATTTTTCGTCTAGATAATCTGCGTTTTCGGATAGATTATTTTTATCGGAAGCAATAATCTTTTTGATTTCGCTTTCAATATGTCCAGGAGGATTTTTATAGGGGCTCATATCTACAGTGTCAACCATTCTATATTGGTCAACGCCTTCTTTCTTATAGACAGTGTAACCTTCTTTGTAGAAGCCTTCATCGTCTTGATAAGTATCATCGCCCAAGAAATAACCATTTCCTAAGTCTTCAATGATTTCAGCCTGTCTTGCTGAGTAAACATCACCCGGACGCTCATTTATAATTGTCTCAGTAACTTCCTCAGTACCCATACCTAAATCAAGCATCTTAACAATATTCTGTGCTAATCTCTCGTTCTCTTGGGCCTTAGGATACAAGCTCATGACCATAGCAAGTTTGCGACGATCATTTAGTTGAGGCCAAATGTTACGAATCTCAGTTGCAGATTTGATTCCAGGGCCGAACTCTACTGTAGGCAAGTATGCCATATACCCGTGCTTACCAAATGGTTCCATATCTTCACCGGTGTATGGTTGGAAGTATGCAGGGCTACCATCTTTCTTTGTGCCACCTGGCTTAGGTTGCTGATCACGATCCTTTTCACTACGTACAAATACTACTACGTCTTCTTCTGGATTGTAGTTCTGTAGTATTTCTTTAGCTTGGAAAGGACTTGTAACTTGTACAAAGCGACCGTCTTGTACGCCAGCAACTTTGGCTAGCTTCTCTTTAATCTCAAAGGGAAAGGGACGAGTCTTGGTGTCATTAGTTGCAGCGACATAAACATCTGCGTTAGGAAATGCCTTCAATGCACTTTGATACAATGAAGCGTGTCCTGCGTGAAATGGGTGAAAGCCACCGGGCATAATGACAACCATACTCATATTAGTAACTTACCTTAACAAAATTAACTGTACCTTGACTAAAATCTTCTATCTTTGCTCTAACGTAAACAAAGTTGCCATCAATATTTGTGTACATGCTGGTGTTGCTTGCAGTCGCCTCAAACTCATACACTTTAAACCAATCAGCGTTATCACTGTTGGCTGCTAGTGTAGCTTCAATAACAATGTTACCTGTCACATTTACTGTGCTAAAGTTTACTGTTTGTAAATCCTGATTACCCAAGTAATATGCAGCAGCGGGCTGTGCGTTGCCTGTCACAGTGTATGGTGCACCATTACCTGGATTGACGTATGCTGTTTGTGGCAAAAGGATCAGAGTAGTAACTTGAGACATTAAGCTTTCTCAACCTCTACTAAGACCCCGTCACCTGCTAGTTCTTGAGCTACTTGTTCTAATGCAATCTGTGCATCTTCTGCAATAATTGCATTAGTTGGGTCACTGTCTTTTACAAGCTTGGCGAGCTTGATAACGATGACCTCTTCAATCATTTTTGCCATGATAAAACTCCAAAATATATAGAGTATTTATCACTTCTGTTCTAGTTTATAGTTCTTCCCAATAACTTCTGGAAAAAATAAATGCATCATCGTTAGCTGACTGCTATCAGTATAATTGATGAAAAATGTTTTACTGCACCAAGAATGCGCCCATCTATGCGGTCTGGTTAGCCAAATCATTAACGCAGATGAACCTTCTACACCGTCGGTTCTTTCAATATAGGACAGGATATCGTCCTTTATTTCACTATTAATCTTAGCTTCTTTTAAATGTACTCTAAAAGGCGCGGGAACTTTGCGCTTGAAATACTTTACTCCAGCAGGTAGCAATTCTGCTTGATATATTTTCACCGGTACATCAATGCTAAGGGCTTTTTTTAGTAAGGGCAAATCATTACTAAAGAAAGTTATGTTATTGCCTTCTCTACGAATAGTTCCCTTGTCGTTCTTTTTAAAGTTGTTAATGTAGTTAATTAATATTTCAATATTATCGTAATCGGCATCCGTCATAACTAGAGGCGTGTATAAGGGATATCTAAGCATTTCAGTGTGAAATTTCTCAAGATAATCCCTATACTTGTCTATAGTTTTTGCCTTATCGGTGTGGTATGCACCCGGAACGTGGCATACTGCTCTATACATGTAACTATTGTAATATAATTTTTCTCGCTGCTCAACCTTCAATTTCAATGATGCCATCACTACCAATCCTTGCGTTCTGCTTGGCAGTGATTTCAAACTCTATCGCATCATCTTTCATCACTGCCATTACATTAGCATTCTTGATGCTCTCAAACAAAATCTTCTTTGAAAGAGGAACACGAACCAACTCATCAATCTTACGTGCAAGAGGACGAGCGCCCATCTTACTATCGTAGCCCTGTTCAGCAAGATATTCAACTACCGATTCGCTTAGGTTAAGATTAATGTTGTGCTTTTCAAGAAGCGGCTTCTTCAAGTCTTCAATGAACTTGACAACAATCTTCTTGATTGAAAGCGTGTCAAGCTTGTTGAACTTGCAAACCATATCAAGACGATTGCGGAACTCTGGCTTGAAGAACTGCTTCAATGCCTTATCGTCTTCGCCACTCTTTTCAAGATCACCGAAGCCAATGTTGTTGCGTTCGTTATCAGCACTGCCGAGGTTACTTGTCAAAATGATAAGAGTGTTCTTCATAGACACCTGCTTACCGTTACTACCAGTGACAGTTCCCTCATCCAACATCTGCAAGAAGATGTTGAAAATATCGGGGTGAGCCTTTTCAACTTCGTCAAACAGCAGGATTGAATGAGGGTTCTTGCTCAAGTCTGAAATTAGACGACCGCCCTGCACCTGCGAGTCACCAAAACCTACGTAGCCCGGGGGCGGACCGATCAAGCTGCTTACGCTGTGCTTCTCACCGTACTCCGACATGTCGTACTTGAGAAGCGGCATATCCAAATTCTTGGACAGCAGCTTAGCCAATTCTGTTTTACCCGTACCAGTTGGGCCCAAGAACAAGAAGCTTGCTGTCGGCTTCGTATCGTTTCCGATACCTGCGAAGCTGACATAGACACGCTCAAGAACCTTATCAACAACTTCGTCTTGACCATAAAGCTTGTTCTTTACGTTCATTTCAAGATTCTGAATACGATCCATATTATCACCACTCAACTTATCAGCGGGGACACCTGTGAACTTTTCTACCTGTTCATAGATAAGTTCCTTAGTGATGATTGCATCCTTGTTCATAAGAACACGCTGCTTAGCACAGGCTGCATCAAGCAAGTCAATGCTCTTGTCAGGATTCTTACGATCATGGATATAGCGTTCTGCCAATTCAACAGCAGTATCAACAGCTTCCTGACTAATGTTAACTTCGTGGAAGTCATTCAAACGAGAAGCAAGACCGCTAAGAATGCGAACAGTAGAATCCTTGCTAGGCTCATCAATGCTGATACGATAGAAGCGGCGCATCAACGCACGGTCCTTCTCAAAGCTTTCGTAGAACTCTTCCCAAGTCGTGCTTGCGATGACCTTCAGCGTACCCTTAGTGATAGCGGGCTTAATCATGTTAGAGAAGTCAACGCTACCGCTCGTAGAGCCACCTGCGCCCTGCATAGTGTGGGCTTCGTCAATAAAGAGAATAGACTTCTTCTTTACGTTAAGTGCTTCAAGAACCTGCTTGACCTTTTCTTCAAAGTCGCCGCGATAGCGTGAACCAGCAAGTAGCGAACCAACTTCAAGGCTATAAAGTTCATGGTCAAGCAAGAAGTCAGGGACTTCCTTATTGACAATAGCGTTAGCAATACCTTCTGCGATTGCAGTTTTACCAACGCCGGGGTCACCGACCATCAATACGTTGCTCTTGAAACGCTTTGCGAGGACATTAACGATATCATCAATTTCCTTGCTGCGGCCAATCACAGGCTCAAGCTTTTCCTGACGAGCAAGTGCAGTAAGATTAATCGTGTATTCTTCAAGAATTTCTTCTGCTTGCGTATCAGTGATGGCAGAAATACCGTCTTCACCCTTATAGTGACGCTGCCAATGATTTAGAAACTCAGCCTTAGATACACCATACTTTAGAAGAAAATAATGTGCGTGGCTGTTGTTCTCACTAACGATGCTCATGTAAAGATCAATAGTAGATACTTGCCTACGACCAGTGAACAACACCTGCGTCACAGAACGATTCATCACACGCTCAAGCGCATTGGTTCGCTTGGGCTGCATATTAGGATCAGTGGATACGATTGATTGCAGACTAGTAAGATACTGTTCAATCTCTTGAGTCATCATTTCAGTATCTACGTTGAACCCGTTGAGACACTTCTTGAAAGGCGCATGGGTAACCAAAGCCAAAAGAAGATGTTCAATAGTAACATATTCGTGTTGATACTTCTTAGCAGATTCAATTGAACGTGCTACAATATTTTCAATTTCAGGTGAAGACTGCAATGTGTTTTCCTTTTTAATTATTTACTTGGGTACGCTGTATGCTTTCAATAACATCACTATGGATATTATCAGGTAAGAAAGGTTTTAGCAATAGTATTTGGTCACCATATACATTGGCTGCATTCTTTACAGGCATTCCCATGCCAGGCAATCTAATGTGTTGTGACGGTTGCGTGTTTGGGGGAATAGTAACTTCAATAGTTTTTCCTGAGATAGTGTTGAATTTTACTTTAGTACCGACTATTAAATCTAGCACAGATATAGGCAAATTGCAATATAAATCATCCCCGTTTCTATCAAATCTCAAGTCAGGTAGGATGTGAAATCCGATTATAAGTGTGCCGTTGTCAATGACATTTTCGTATCTAACTTGGTCGCCGTTATTAATTCCTAATGGAACTTTAACATTGATTACCTTTACTCCGGTAGGAGTAGAAAGCTGAAAGGCATGTTCTTTTCCAACGTAAGCGTCTAATAGTGAGATTGATACTTGGGTTCTAAATATTTGTTTCTGATTAAACCCGGCACCAGGTCCGCGGGCACCACCGAATATCTGATTGAATATATCGCCTAGATCAAAATGATTCTGGTCAAACTGGAATCCGCCGCCGAACGGGTTATTAGAGCGTACGGAAGGATTGTCGTATTGAAGTTTCTTATCGGGGTTGCTCAGGACTTCGTATGCGTCATTAAGCTTTTGAAATTCTACTGGGTTGCCGCCCTTATCAGGATGATGAGTCATCGCAAGTTTGCGATAAGCTTTTTTGATTTCTTCTTGGCTGGCGTCACGGGATACGCCTAACGTGCTATAATGATCCATTCTTAATATATAGCATTCTCTGCATCAAATGTCAAGTTTTATTTTACTGAACTTCGGTTGAAGAATTAGCTACACCCTCAACCTTTTCTTTGGTTCTACCGTATGCAGCAATACCCAACACAGTACCCATAGCAACGTGGAATAAGCCTGCGCCTTGTAATGTAATTGGTTGCCAGGGAGTCGTTACGCTACCGTTAGTTGCAGCTTGCAAGACAGACCATAATATAGGGAATAGAATGAAGTCAAAAATACATACAGCCAAATACATCCAACCCATTGACGGGCGCCATTTGCTGTTGATCCAGTGTTCATTAGTGTTTCTAACCAACACCTCAGTCATTTTACATTCCTGCTATTGCTTTTAGGTTTTTGATATACTCATCTTCGACATAAGTTGTTTTTACGTCTAGTCCGGCACGAAGACGCATTTCATTTAGTTCGCCTTCGGTTTCTTCGGTTTCTTCATCTTCATCCTCAGAACCCTTTGCAGACTCGTATTCATTAGGATTTAGAATCATTTTTTCCTTCATTGTTTCTTCACTGGCTTCATACTCTTCACCGTCTATTTCAACTGTCCAATCATCCAGCTCAATACCAGTGAGTGTTTCTAAGTCTTGTAGTAGAGTGACGATACGATTAGGAACCTTTGATCTACGGTCCATTTCAATGAATACCAACCACTTACCCGGTTCAATTTCCCCATCGCTAACGCTTGCATCTAACACGAAATCATATCCGCGCTCAAACCAAGTAACTAAATCCTTTGCAGCGAGTTTACTATTTGTAGTGAATGTGACAGTTACGATATCACTGTCCTTGCCCATCTTAGCAGCATATTCATCAATTGTAATTTTGTCTTTGATTTGCCCTTCAAGGTCCATGTAATCTAGTGCCATATTACATCATTCCCTGTCCCAGTGGCGCTGCTGCCTGCGCTTCATCAGCTTGGGTTTCTACAGTATCTTCTTCTGACATTGCAGTATCCAAATCTTCATCATAAGCATCTTCAATCTCTGAGAGGTCAATAGTTTGGTCAGCAAGGTCAATAGAACCTTCTTTGATATCGTCCATTAACTCAAACGGAATAACTACTTCAACGAACCAAACTTTTCTTTTTGCCATCTTAGGATATCTGGTTCCGGGAACAAAATCTTCATAGTCTTTGACTTCAACGGGAACTTTGATTTCGCCTTTACCATATGTGACTTTGCATCCGATATTAGTTAGTCTCAGCGCACCTTTCGGATTAGGCATCAACTTATACGGCCACATAAAGATGCACTTGCAGTTGTATCTACCTACAACTGGACCATCAACGAGTTCGCCGACTATCCAATTCTTGAAAGCATATACATCTGCCTCATCCATTACACGCTCAAAATCTAATAGGGTAGACATAGCGCCATCGCTCATGTAGACGCCCTTGATGGTGTCAACAATGCTAACGAAATCAATATCATTAAAGAACTTATCTGCTGGTGAAGTTTTCATAGAACTATTTATCTTTCCGGAAGCAGAATACAAGAATCGTCTGTTTCACAGCGAACTGAGTAAGTATTTATCACAGGAAAGATTTTTTTACTTGCTGATAGTTTACTCATATCCTTATTCTAAGTACTTTTGAGAGCAAAAGTTCTCAAGTGTCAAAAGCACAGATTAGGAGAAATATGTGAGCAAAAGAAAAACAAGCGCACTAAGACAGAAAGACACACGTTATAGTAAGAAACCTCAATATGAGCATACTTACGCTAATGAATCAAAAACAATTGATTTCAACCAAACCCAACCCAAAAGGGCCACAAGACCTATCGAACTAATACCTCAATCGGTAAATCAGGAAAAATACATAGTCAATTTGACAGATCCTAACATAGATATAGTCGTAGTGAGTGGTCCTGCGGGAACCGGTAAAACATACCTAGCAATGCTAGCGGCAATCCAAGCAATGAGGAGAGGTGATTGTGATAAAATATTACTTACAAGACCAGCAGTGGCAGTTGATGATGAAAAGCACGGGTTTTTGCCTGGAGACTTAAATCAAAAAATGGAACCGTGGGTCAGACCTCTTTTTGATGTGTTGAGAGAATATTATTCAACCAAAGAACTAGAGTATATGATCAGTGAGCAGATTATTGAAATTGCGCCCCTGGCCTTCTGTAGAGGCCGCAATTTCAAACATAGTTGGATCATTCTGGACGAAGCCCAGAATGCAACGCCTAGTCAGATGAAAATGCTAATGACAAGAATTGGTGAGGGCAGTAAGATTGTTATTACTGGCGACGTTGAGCAAACCGACAGAAAAACTTTAGACAATGGATTGTTAGATTTGAAATCTAAGATTCTAGAACATCGTGTTCCTGGAATGGCTGCTTGTGAGTTTGACACAAGAGACATTAGAAGACACAAGATTATTGAACATATTTTAAATATGTACTCATAATGAAAACGGGGCCTTAGCGCCCCGTTTTTACTTTAATCTTACTTGCCTTCTTTTCTTGATCAGCAGTAATAGGTGCTTCCTTTTCTAGCTGTTGTACAAGTTGAGGATATACCTTAAAGTAATAGTCACGCATTTGTTCAAATGTAGTGTCGTGATTTCTGCCTTCAATCACGCACTTTACTATTTTTCCTTCAGCAAAATCAAGAATAACATTGGCATTATTCATATCACTGGTACGAACACGCTTAGACACATTGACCATTTCATCAATCTGTCCGTTAACTTTTCTAAGATACGAAATTAATAGGTATCTCATTCTTCTACCTTTTCAATCTCTAACTCGCCGTGGAAATATACTTCGCTGTCATCAAGTTCCCAGCCAAGATTTTCTACGCCTTCGCTCCATTCTTCTTCCCAAGCATCAATAACTTCCTGTAGTTCTTCTTCTGTTACATCGGGAGAGACAGCTAACCATTCAGTACTGTCGCCGTCCCAGAAGCTATCCATTTCTACGTCTAGAATATTTTCACCGTCAGCAAGGGAATACACATCCAACCCGTCATCATCGGCATTCTCTAAATCAATTTCAGGTGCTTCGTCAGTAGCGGTATTGAGAATGACGTTACCGCCGCGCCACCAAACACTATACTGAATTACTTTACCGTCTTTTGTCCAAAATTCAATTTCTTGAATACTTTTCTTGTATTTCGGCATTAGGTTCCATTTAGCCATTTATATTCTCCTTAGGCTGTTAATTCTACGAGTGTTGCCGCAAGACTAATCTCAGGGATGCCAACAAGCGGCAGATTAGCAAGACCATTGCGAATCGTAATGATTGCTGCATCCTTACGCTCATTAGTATTGCCCCACAAATCAAGATTGTCATACATCCAACGATAGCAATCTTCAATACGAGTTGGATACAGACTGATATACTGCATCAACTGTTGACGACCTTCAAGAATCTTACCGCTCTTGAACAAATCAGTTGCAGCAATCAATAGTTCATCTTCGCCGCTGCCAGTTGACTGTGGCTTATTAAGCTTGCCATCAACGCTGTTCTGCTGTAGCTGATTAAGACACTTGCGAAGATCGGGATAGCAACCACGAACATAAGTATCAAGGTCATCAAGGTCAAAGTCAATGCCCTCTGTAATCAGCACTGTAGCTGCACGAGTTGTGTATTCAGTGATATCGGGCTTTGCGATATGAAATTCTTGACAACGTGACTTCAACGCAGGTATAATCTTGTGCTGATAATTACAAGTCAGAATGTAGCGCACTGTTTGATGATACGCTTCCATATCGTTACGAAGTGCTGCCTGTGCAGGCTGAGTAAGATAGTCAGCTTCGTCTAGTAGAACGATCTTGAACTTACCAAAAGGCATCGTTTGAACAAAGCCATTGATACGTTCACGCAATGCATCAATGCCGTTCTCACGAGACGCATTGATTTCAAGAACGTCAAATTCTTCAATGCCTAGTTCGTTGATGAGAACTTTTGCAAGAGTCGTTTTGCCTGTGCCTGGATCGCCTGAAAGCAGTAGATGAGGAATGGACTCATCAGAAATCCAGCGTTGTACAATTTGTTTCTGATTTTCGTCAACGAATACATAATCACTCACCGTATTAGGGCGGTACTTCTCAACCCACAATTGATTCTTCACAGATTAGTCCTTCTTAAAAACAGAAGATAACACGGAATCATTGCCAAAGTCAAGATCAATATCTTCCAATTCCTTAAGGGATTTTGAAGTTTTTACATATGCAAAAGTAGCAGCAGCAGCGGCTGCGCCTAAGGCAGCAAATGCAGCGATATAGGGTGCATAGTCTTTGATGGTTTTGTTTGTCATATTCTCACACTTAAATGTTAATCAGATTGGGAAGTGATTCTCGCCACACGAGCCTCTTAGAAATGTTTCTCACTTCCCAATCCACTTACGCAATAATTTTATCACTCATTGTATAATCTTGTACTGGTTCATCACTTATTAATAAAATATCATTAGGGTCTACTTTACGGATTACTTTCTCGCCAGTTTCGTCTTCAATTGCTTGACCACGTGACCAGCGACCGTGTGCTATCATAATATAATCGCCTACTTTAACATCAGTAACATCCGGCCCAACTGCATAGACCTGTGCCCATCTGGGCCGAATGCCTTGACTTTTCATGTCATCGTCTAGGAGAATAAGACCTCCGCGACTAAGACGCTCTTTAAATTCCATCCCATGAACAAGAATTGTGTCCTTGAGTGGAATAAGCTTTTTAAATTTATGTCTTGTTTTATGTGCTTGATTTGCCATTTTTAGTCTTTACTAGGATCAAAAAAGTCCGGTGCTTCACTTGCTGGTTTAACTTTAATCTTTTTCTTCATTTCTTCGGCTCTCGCTGCTTCTAATGCCTTAGCTGCCTCAACTGCCTTGATAGCTTCAATTTCATTATCTTCCTCGGCAGTATCTAAAAATTCAAGTTCTTCCTCTGTTAGTTCAACCTTAGTCTCAGGGGCAGGCGCGTTTTCAATTGGAGTAAAGCTATCTACCTGCTTTCTCTTAACGATATTAGCTGCACGATTGCTTACTGTTCTTTGATACTTCTCGCCAACCTTCTTAGTGACTGGAAGAATAATTCTTCCTTGACCATCAATAGTATCACCACGAGCGTTTACGCTCATGTTTCCTACTGCACGAGTACGCTCATTCTTTGCAGCAAGTTGTGCCATATCAACGACTTTTCCCTGTGCTGTTCTATACTTTGCCATAACTGACTCCTTTCTACTATTTATATATCTAAATAGCTGACTATTTTAAAAATTCATCAATCTCTAGTCCATAATACAACGAATTGATTTTATGGACTCCTATCAAGAATAAAACAAAGCTAGAAACACTAGAACCTCTGCCTACTCCCCAAACAATGTTGTTATTTCTCATCGTGTCAACGAGATACTTCAAGTACTTCAACAGAATGAACATATCTCTTTCTTGATATAGAAGGAGTTCTTGTCCTGCTCTCTGTATTTCTTCTTCGTGTTGACACTGATCTAATACATACTTTGCAATATCAAGATTTTTGTATTCATCCGGCATATGCCAGTTGTTTTGCTTCATCATATCGAAGGCTTCAACTGAGATATCAGATGAAATGTATTTCACTATCTTTGGAATAGTGTCAATATTCAAGTCTTGATCAAAGGGTATGTTGCTGTCTGACAGTATCGGTCTAGAAAAAACCAAATCAGGATTTGCAAGATATAGTTCTACTAAATCTTTTTCAGAATATATAATTTGACCGTATTTGTCTTTTAGCATAATGTCATTATTACATAGATGCTGTAAAAAAGCAAGTTAATTTTTAGCCATATCTCGCCAGGATAGACCCAAATTGATCCAATCATCAGTGAATAGCTTGATAACTTTGCTATGATCTCCTATCTCAAAGTCGCGGCTATTCATTGCTACACAAGAGCTATTCCACCAGTATTTTCCGCTGAATGCACCTTCTGCTACTTCTGATACTACATTGAACCTTACACCATCGCTTAGTGATGAACCGATAACTAAATCTGTAATCTTGAGTCTATTTTCGGCTATGCTGTTTAGCTTGAGTAGCAAAACCATTGCTAATATTTGATCGTAGGGTTCTTCGGGTAGCTCACATACTCTTAAATCTATGCCTTGATACTGTCTAATTACGTCTTGATTACGTGAACTTATTAGTACAGAGTTTTGCATTACTTCATGCAAAAAATAGATTATGCGATCCATCGCAATATTTTGTTCTTTAATTGAGTCAGTTTCTACTAACATGGATAGAGTTATATCATAGACGCCTATATGGAATTTGTCTTCAAAGTACAACCCTGTTTGAAAACAGAAATCACGTTCAATCCTAGTGTTATTCATGCTGGTCTATCACTTTGAATGTTGATTTGGTTGTTTAGCTTTTGCTTAGCAAATATATCATCCATTTTTTTATAGTATTGTGTTCTGTGACTTTCTAAGACCATTTGAAGTTGATGAATTAAAGGGCCGTTCTGCGTTCTATAAGCAAAGGTAAGCTTATTCATCAAGTTAGACATAGCATCTTGAATTTCTTCAATAGTCTTGTCTTTTAAATCGTTGCTGCTTAAAAACGGATGTTCCACGATATTACCAGGTATCTAGTTCAATACGTTTCCAAATATCAGTACCTACGATAGCTGTAGCTGTAATAGTATTAGCAATATTAGCTTTGGTCCCCACAGCAAACTCTGCGCCTGCCGTTCCGGCTACTCTTGTAGCACTAATAGTAATATCAGGTGATGCTACTGTTTTGATGTAGTATACCGTATTAGCTACGAGATTTGTATTTGCTGTATCTACGTTACCAGTAAAGATGATTGGTGCGTCTGCTACTAAGTTAGTAGTATTGTTAAGTCGAATGATGTTGCCTGTTGCATTTGTGTTTGCAACTCCCTTAGCGTATATGTCTGAGTCAAAATCACCTGTGCAGACATACACATAGTTAGCATCTACGGATACCGTTCCTGCAACATCGCCCGGTACGCCAGTTGGGGGAGGAGTACGTGTTACTATCTGAGTAGCTTGATATGGTCTGTTGGTGGGGGTCATATTGATTGTGTTACCGCAATCTAATGACGTAAACGTAAATTCTAGAACTTCCGTGTTTGCAGGAGCAGTGATAGTAGCTGTGTTGCCGATTCTTGTGTAATTTTCAATTAGCGTAGTACCGAAGTTGTTATTAGATGAAACTACCTGACTCGGCAATGAAATAACAGCATCAACATTAGCAACTGCTAGTCTTAGAGAAACCTTACTTTCAGTATTAGTTGGAGCCCAGCTCCCAAACTGCAATGTTACGTTTCCAGTAACTGTACCGTAATGAACATCTGCTTTGTTAACGTCAACGAGAACTGTACCGGCGAGAGCATTTCCTAAATTGAAAGTTGTACCTCTAAAGCCTCTAGTAGAACAGTTACTAATCTGTACATTAGCCATGTCGTTATTAAGAACTGAGTTATCCAATGCAGCCTTCAACACAACTTTAGTTTGCAAGTCGGTGATTTCTGTTGCCGCAGTGTTTAGATTGGTTCTAATTTGCCCAAAATTATCTCTGAAGCCCTGAGAGCTATTGTTCTGCCCCGGGACAGGATAGTTTACATTGATTCCGTTAGTGTTGATTTGTGACACTGTGTTAAATTCCTATTAATATAATCTATTTATCGTGGATATTGTAGCTGGTTAGGTAAAATTGTCGGACGAGGGAACAACACATAAAAATCTTTACTGTCTGCTGGATCAGGGACAGGAGAACCACTCGGTAGTGAAGTCCAAGCCGGGGGAACCAAATTGTTGTCAAAGTCGTAAGTATTTTTCTTTTCAACAGTAAATCTATCAATCTTGAAATCAATTAGGTTAAGTGTTTGAAGCTGTCCTACTGGATTCTTCCAATTGGTTTCGATGTTGTTTTTGATTGTCTCTGAGAATCCGGGCTTAGTATAGCATATTACCCAAGCCGGAGTAAATCCTAATGTGTTACCGTCTAGTTGCTGACTTGTCATCCATAATGGCAAGATGTTAGTGTTATTCACTGTGCCCAGCACATCTGCTACTTGCTCTCTCATGTTATCTAAACTGTTTGGATATAGCAACCTTGCGTATCCTGGAGTTAAGCTTGTATAGAAATCTACTTGATTATTCTGTCCAATATAGCTCGTATAGATATCAGTTACGCTGGCATACCATGGACCCTGATTCAGTGGAATAAATCTAGGCCAAAGGATTTCTTTACTTACGCTTTGACCTTTTGGATTCACAAGATTGTCAATTACTGAGCTATATACAACCTCGTAAATGATTTCTCCTGTTTCCTCGTCTCTTGCAACAGCAGTCTTTATTTCCCCTAAGGTCAACTGTCTCCAATAATGATTTATAGTAACAGCCGCAACATATTCATTGAAACTACTTGCATTTATACCAAATGCGTGTTCATATACTACGCTGGTAGCTTTACCAAAATTACTGTCTTGTGGTCTATAAATCATCTCGCTAGGAATCAATGAGTCATTGTCCAGCAGTGTTGCTAACAAGTCTCTATCAGCAATACCAGGTGTACACTTAATGTAAATGTTATCTAGTGGGTACGGGAATAGTTGCTGTACAGATACAGTAAACGTTCTATCACTATTGACAATAGGGAAATTAGGAGAGGACGCTCTTACCGTGAATGTAAATTCACTGATGGCATCTGCACCTACTAAGAAATCATTAGGTTGAAAAGCAAAAGTGCCTGCTAATTCACCCGTGCTGAGTAGTGATAGATTTGGAGGAAGAGTACCAGATACAAGAGAATATTGCAAAGGTACATCACTCGTCGCAACTATACTTAACGTGCTATCTGTTCCGTTAAACACTGTTCCTAAATCAGTAGGAGTCACCCAAACTATTTCACCATCAACGCTGTTTCTAACTATGAATGAGAAGTTGAAAGATGGAGTCGTGATGCTAGGATTGTTACGCTTACGTACCGCTACTGAGAACGTAAACTGATTTATATTGTCAGGAGAAATCATTGGATTTCCAGTTACCCATCCGGTAGTAGAATCCCCCACTAATCCTAATGGTAAGTTAGCAAACACATATTCAAGTTCGCTATTGTCAAAGTCTTTTCCTAAGATTTGAAAAGCAAACTTGTCATCACTGTTGAATCTTCCGATATTGGCTAACTGAGTTGGAGCATAAGTTTCTCCGCGACTGTTTGGCGGAAATAGATAAAATCTGTAATCAATATCGTTCACTAAAATATCATAAGTGAGCGGTCTTGTATTCAAGATGGTCGGCGGTCTAGTATTGAATGGTCTACCCGGGCCACCAATTGACGGGGAGGCATTCTGATTGGTAACAACAATTGAATAAGTTTCAAGTGCTTCACCAAATGGCGTTATCAACTTTAGTGTAAAATCGTAAGTTTGTATAGTGGGCTGACCTACTGAGATATTAGGTAAAAATGCAATCATAAATCCTGCATCGTTCGATAGCTCATATATTGGACCATTGACTGAAGTAGAGATTGTAAATGTAGTGCTATCTATTATCTCTCTAACATAATAAGTTTGATCTGCTGTTACGCCACCGAACACATCACCGCTGAACACAATAGGACGACCTGGACGAAATCCAAGTGTGCTTGATGCAACCATGGTATTATCTATAGTTGCAAGCACTGAAGCATTTACTGAGCCTAAGCTAACATTAACAACCGGGGGATTGGGATATCCTCTGATCAATCCAAATTCATTGATTTCTAACCCAGGTGGAAGTCTACCCTGTACTAAATTAACAATCACTGAAGTATCAGGGATGGGAACGGAATATTCAATAGGATATTCTACCCAAAGACTGTCAAACGTATTTAATAGAGTTCCTGGAGGAGTAATGAATTCCGGAGCATCTACCCCCGACATAATAATAGAAAACGTTCTATCTCTTATGTTTTGATTGTTGTCAGTAACCCTAACAGTAAATATATATGTCGTGTTCATAATTTCAGGCTGCGTGTTTCCTGAAATTAAACCGATGTTACTGATTGAAACACCCGCTGGTAGTTGCCCACTTATCAATTGATAGGTTAGGCTTGTTGCTGGCGGGACAGGAAACGCGGATAACTGAAATCTTATTACTGATCCTGAAGCGAAAGCTCCTATGTTTCCTGCAGGTGTGTTCCAAATGGGCTGTGCCATGTTAATCCTTTATCTACCTTGACCTCGGTATGCTTTATAATTTCTACGCTTATGCTTATTCATAGTAGAAAACTTGATTGAACTATGTGACAATCCAATCGTTGTTTTACCCTTAGATTGTTGAGTAAATGAAATCTTTTGTCCCTTATTTGAACCACCACTTGTTTTTGCTTTAGCCATTATATTACCTTTCTATGTTAAGCATAAGTTGCACCGACTGTGTACCAGTCAGAAGTTGTAGGAGCAATATACTGTAATGTTGCTCCTGCGGTGTGAGTGAAAGCAACGTTTGTTGCTGCACCGTTAATGTCTCCGCCCGAGTGCGGATAAACTAGTAATGAGTTAGCACTTGTGTTAGTAATTGATACCACCATACCTGCTACCGCAGTTGGAAGAATAACCCCCGCACCTGATGCTACAGTAGAGACAACATTCATTTCTCTTGTGATTGCTGTTGCGGTACCTTGGTTACTACCTGCTGCTGCAATACCAGTGCTGACAGAACGAATCACAAAGCCTGTCATATTGACATTAGCCTGAGCAGTAACATTGCCCGATACAGTCAAGCTGGTTAGTGTACCGGTTGAGGTGATATTTGGCTGGGCTGCTGTTGTTACAGTACCTGCTGTTGTTGCAGTAGTTGCACTTGAAACAGTGCCGCTTACGTTAGCTCCTGCTACAGCATTTGCGGTTGTAGCAAATGCGACTGCTCCAGTGACATTAGCGCCGGCGATTGCACTTAGACCGCTACCGTTACCTGTAATTACACCGGTGTTGAGAGTTACGTTGCCGTTATCAAAGAAGGTTACTCTATCTGTATCAACACTACCGATTCTTGATCTAAACTTAAATTGCCAACCAGTACCATCACCTATATACAATGCCCCGATATTTGGAGATCCTAGCGATCCAGTAATTACTGGTTGCCCACTTATTTGTGCCGGCAATCCAGTTGTTCCGTTGATAGTGATTGCTCCGGCGGTCAGATTGGCTAGTGTACCGACTGAAGTAATGTTGGGTTGTGCTGCTGTAGTTACAGTACCAGCAGTTGTAGCAGCACCTGACAATGAACCAACGAATGTAGTAGAAGTTACACTTGATAGACCAGCAACAGTTGTAACCGTTGACCCTAACGTTAACGCAGTACTACCTAATGTTACGCTTGCATTAGCGAGTCTTGCTTGAGCAAGGGTTCCTGTTGAAATATTGCTTGCATTCAACGCAGATAGACCGCTACCATTGCCCGTAAACACCCCTGTATTGGCAGTGATATTTGCAGCAGTAATATTTCCGTTTACATCAAGGCCTGTCAATGTACCAACACTTGTGATATTCGGCTGTGCTGCTGTTGTTACAGTACCTGCCGTAGTTGCTGCCCCCGACAATGAACCGACAAACGTTGTAGATGTAACACTTGTTAGACCGGCCACTGTTGTTACCGTGCCGCCTAATGTCAATGCTGTACTACCCAATGTTACACTTGCGTTTGCCAATCTTGCTTGTGCTAATGTACCACTTGAGATGTTGCTTGCATTAAGTGTAGTTAAGTTAGCACCACTACCAGCAAACACACCAGTATTAGCAGTGAAGTTTACTGCTGTTACAGTGCCGTTAACACCCAAAGAAGTTAGTGTGCCAACTGAAGTGATATTTGGCTGTGCAGCAGTTGTTACAGTACCTGCCGTTGTGGCTGAAGATACTGTACCGGTTACGTTCGCACCAGCAATTGCACTAAGACCACTACCATTACCAGTAAAGACGCCGGTATTAGCTGTAATGTTGACTGCGGTAATTGTTCCGTTAACACCGAGCGATGTAAGAGTGCCCACGCTTGTAATGTTCGGTTGAGCCGCAGTTGTTACTGTACCGGCAGTAGTTGCACTCGTAGCAGCGCCAGATAGAGCACCTACAAATGTTGTTGCAGTAATACTATTATTGCTCATATTAGCAAAAATGCCGGTTACTTTTTCAAGTGAGGCATGTGCATTTGCAGCAGTAGACGTACCGGTTAAGTATACCGTAGTTGCAGTAGATGTATTAGTTAATACCGCAGTTGCATTTGTTGCAGTGGCTGCACTTGATACAGTGCCAGTTACGTTAGCACCTGCGATTGCACTTAGTCCACTACCATTACCCGTAAACACACCTGTATTAGCAGTGATATTTGCAGCAGTAATGTTTCCGTTTACTCCTAGACCCGTTAATGTACCAACTGAAGTGATATTTGGTTGAGCATTAGTTCTTAGCGTGCCAGTAAAGAAGTTAGAAATAACGTTATTTGCACCGCTGATATTTCCTACAGTAATGTTTCCGTCAACGGTTAATCCAGTTAATGTACCTACACTCGTAATATTTGGCTGTGCAGCAGTTGTTACAGTACCTGCTGTGGTTGCAGAACCGGCAGATGTTGCGAATGTAGCATTTGCTACTGTTCCGGTAACATTAGCACCAGCGATTGCACTTAGTCCACTACCATTACCCGTAAATACGCCTGTGTTAGCAGTAAATGCCACAGCAGTGATAGTATTATTTACGTTTAATGAGGCAAGAGTGCCTACGCTCGTGATGTTAGGTTGAGCATTAGTTCTTAGCGTACCAGTAAAGAAGTTAGAAATAACATTATTTGCACCGCTGATGTTTCCTACTGATAAGTTTCCACCCAATGTTAATACGTTTGAAGTCTTGTTAAATGTTAGGGCGTTACTACCTGCATATACTGTGCCGCCATCATTGAAAATGACTTGGGTATTGGAACCTTGAGCTGGAACAAGAGTTGCAGTGTCCCAAGATAGGTTACCACTACCATCTGTTCTCAAGAATGCGTTAGCGACACCGCCCGTAATAATGACATTGCTGTTAGGGCCTAAATTACTAGTACCGTTAACGTTTAGTCCAGTTAGCGTACCTAAACTTGTAATGTTTGTTTGAGCAGCAGTAGTTAAGTTGCCCGCGATTGACGTAGCTGAAATATTACCGGCTGATAGATTACCAGAAACATTCGCAGTGCCATTGATGTTTGCACCGGTACCAGTAACGACTACTATATTAGCGTTGCCTACTGCTGAGATAGCTACGTTACCGTTAGCAGAGGTAACGCTTACGTTACTATTTCCATTAGCAATGAAGCTTCCGGCGCCAACTGAGATATTTGTCAATAGGCTACCATCACCTTGGAAGAAATTAGCTCTTGCGAGATTTCCTAAGTTAGCATTACCCGAAGATAGATTTCCGGAAACTGATAGCGATGATAGAGTACCGACTGAAGTGATGTTTGGTTGAGCAGCAGTTGTTACGGTGCCTGCTGTTGTAGCACTGGCCACTGCTCCTGAAACATTACCACCTGGTATGTTTGTTAATCCAGCAGCATTACCAGTAAACACGCCTGTGTTAGCAGTAATGTTTGCAGCAGTAATATTACCATTCACTCCGAGGCCAGTTAACGTACCAACACTTGTTACGTTTGGTTGAGCAGCAGTAGTTAGTGTGCCAGCGAGTAATGAAGCGCCGATTGTGCCTGAGTTAGCATAGACATTTCCAGCAGTAACATTTGCGGTCACTGATAAATTACCTAATGTACCAACGCTTGTTACGTTTGGTTGTGCAGCAGTAGTTAAGGTACCTGTTAGTAGTGACGCACCAACAGTACCGGAGTTAGCATAGACATTACCAGCAGTAACATTTGCTGTCACTGATAGATTAGCTAATGTACCGACACTTGTGATATTTGGTTGTGCTGCGGTTGTTACTGTACCTGCTGTGGTTGCAGCACCACTTAATGCACCGACAAATGTAGTTGCGTGAATTGCGCCATTGCTTGTATTAGCTACAAACGCTGCGTTTGCAGTTTCACTAACATTTCCAGTCAATGCGTTACCTAATACAAGGAATGCATTGCCAGAAGTTTGTGTAGTGACATTGATTGTATTTGCAAGAGTTGCAGTAGTAGCATTAGCAACAGTACCTGTTACGTTTGCGCCAGCAATTGCACTTAATCCACTACCGTTACCTGTAAATACGCCTGTGTTAGCAGTGATATTTGCAGCAGTAATGTTTCCGTTTACATCTAGGACTGTCAATGTACCTACTGATGTAATATTAGGCTGTGCTGCTGTCGTTACAGTGCCTGCTGTCCCTGCGCTTGTAACTGAGATAGAATAGCTACCGGTTAGTCTAGCACTCGGAACTGTACCCGTTGAAAGATTGCTTGCATTAAGTGCCGATAGTCCACTACCGTTACCTGTAAATACGCCAGTATTTGCAGTAATGTTGGCAGCAGTAATATTTCCATTAACTCCAAGAGCCGTTAGTGTGCCAACGCCAGTGATATTAGGCTGTGAAGCAGTTGTTAATGTACCGGTTAATAGACTTGCACCTACTGTACCTGAGTTAGCATATACATTGCCAGCAGTTACGTTGGCTGTTACTGCTAATGAACTTAGTGTACCAACGCTTGTGATATTTGGTTGTGCTGCCGTTGTTACTGTACCGGCTGTAGTGGCACTTGTTGCGGTACCGGCAGTTGCTGCATTCAAGTTTGCTACCTGAGTGGTAGATGTAACGACTAATGGAGCAGTGCCAGTTGCAACGTTACTGATCAATTGAGGTGCAGTGACGTTAGCACTCGCCAATACCTGTGCAGTACCTAAGTTACCAACATTAGCATTACCACTTACGCCTAATGTACCGGCTACGTTTGCTCCAGTTGATGTAGCGGTAATTCTAGCAGTTCCGGCAACCGCAGTAGTAACATTACCTGTTGCTCCTGCAATAGTAATGTTGCTGGTTCCACCGTTGGCCAGAACACCAATCAAATTACCTGCTGTTAAGTTACCTGATACACCCAATGTTCCTGTAATATTTGCACCGGTTGCAGCCACAGTCATTGTCGGGTTACCAGTTATGACAATATTTAGGTTACCATTTACATCGCTAATGTTAGCATAGCTTGTGCCATTTAGAATTCGTGTATTTGCAACTGCGCTAACATTAGTAAGATTGCTACCGTCACCGTATAGGAAGTTAGCATTTATAATGTTGGCATTCAAGTTCGCAGTAATGTTTGCGTTTGCAGCAGTGATTCTCGCTGTAGCGTTTATGTTGCCTGCATTAACATTCGCCGTAACGTTAGCGTTTGTAGTGACATTCAAATTGCCGGTTACGTTAGCATTTGCACCCACTAATATGTTATTTGTGATATTAGCGTTGTTTGCATTGACGTTGGCAGTAGTAGCTATGTTACCAGTAAAGCTGGCAGTATTACCATTGATTTGTAAGTTTACATTGACGGTGTTAGCAGTTAACGTGTTACCTAAGCTGATGTTTGAAATTCCAGTAACGCTTTGCGGCAAATTAATGAAAAACGGAACAGTGCCCTGATTGATTACTGCAAGTGATGCCGGCGAAGCGTTTGATCCGGTTGATAGGTCTAGGGTTGTACTTTGAATTCTGACTTGGGCAATATTAGCACTGATAATAACATTTCCGGTAGGGGAGTTAACAGTTGTACCGACGCCGGCAGTTCTGTTAACCGAGATAACTGCTTGTTCTTGTAAACCAGAAAATAATTCTGTGAAATTTTCCTGTACCTTTTGGAAGGCGGTTCTAATTGCATCTGCATTTGGATCGTCAGGAAAACTACCAAAATCTATATTGCGTTGAGCCATGAATTGAAATCCTATTAATAGTCTAATAGTATTTATCGTTTTATGTACATTTACAATTCCCAATAAAATAGCCGGGAACTAGCCCGGCTATTTCAGCATAATTTTATGTATAAGTTCTTATGCTTATTTGATTCCTGCAAGCTTTACCCAGTCATCAACTGAATCACTTACAGTACCTTGATGATCGTGCATTCTGTTTTCTTGACCTGCAATGACAGGAACAGTTGTCTGACCGGTTGACTTAGGCTTGTTGAGTCCGCCTGCGATAACTTTAGTCATGAAGTCAATGTCTGCCTCAAAAGATGCATCAGTACCCTTCTTGCCTGCATTGTTGGCCCATTCAGTTAGGTCTTCGGCTGAGTCTTCATCTGCTGATTCCTTAACTTCTTCCTCTTCTTCAGCGTCATCGTAATCTTTTTCATCTTTTTCGTGATGCTTAGGATGCTTTGGTTCATCACCTGAACCTTCTGACAATTGTTCAAGGCGAGCCAAAATATCAAAGAATGATTCGTTTACGCTCTTAAGAGCAAGGGCTTTATCTTCTTCAGCTTCAGCGTTTTCATCAGCAGTAGTTTCTGCTGCGCCTGAATCAGGAGCATTGTCTTCTGCTACTTCAAATTCCATTTGGTCTTCTGATTCTACTTCATCAACCATTTCTTTTGAACCGCAACTATGTCCAGTTTCCATCATTCCACCGCATTCGTTGCAAGTGTCTTCGTTAGAAGGTTGATCATAATCGCCGCAATCTTTTTTATCGGCTGCTGAATGATTGCCATAAAGCTGTTCTTCGTCACCTTCTTCGTCTTCGTAGTCATCAGCACCTGCTGATTGAATTCCGGATAGCTTCTGCATGAGACCCATGATGCCATCGTTTCCGTCAACTACTTCTACGTCAACACCACCTGCGCCAACTTCATCAGGCGCACCGTGTGCCGGCTGAATTGACATTGCGCTTGAAGGTGAATGATCATGGTCATCACCGAAGAGGCCTAGACCTGCGTTCTTTACGAATGCAAGAAGATGTTCTGCTTCTTCATCTTGTGCAGTGATAGTTACTGAGTCTGGTGAATTCTGTTGATCTTTTGAGATTGAAACTGAAAGACCTTCGTTAACTTCAGTACCTTCGTTAAGAAGATTACTTAGTTCGCGGTCCCATGCTTCAAATGCATACTCATCAACTTTAGTATCATAGTTTGTACGATCAGTGAATGTCTTACCGCCTACTGTGAACTTGCCTCCCTTTGGAGTCTTTGCAAGTGCTGCTGTGAAGGCATTGCCTTCATCCATTTCAGCTTCATTAGTGTTTGTACCAAAGTAACTTTTGCGACCAGCAGCTGGATCATGACCGATTGATTTGTCAAAATCTGACTGCGACATGCCCATGCCTGGGATTTCCTTATGATGATAGTCATAAGCACCCTTAGCCATTCCCCCAGCACCTAATGCAGTTGCGCCCAATGCAGCGGCCATGCCTGCCTTCTTGAGATTATCTCTGATGCCTTCTTCCATTTCGTCTTCCATAGTAGGCATTGCTGCGCTTGCCATACCAGGAACTGTTGCTGGCATTGCAGTTTCATACACGCCCTGACCATAACATTCATCAAGGCCTTCTTTGTAGCCTTCGTGATATGCTTTCATTTCTTCTAGGTCTTCGTATCTCTTGCCAGAGTGTGCATGACCTCTTAGACCGTGTGATTTGCCCTCTAAGCGGGCTGCACTAATTCTGTGATTCATAGATTCATCTACCTTTTTCTTTTTCTTGTCGGCTGCTGCCTTTTTCATTGGTTCTTTCTTGTTACCATCTTTGTCTAGGTCTAAGAAGTCTGGCTTCTTACCTTCTAAAGTTGTTCTGCTACGACCAGCACCTAAACCAGCACCCATAGTATCAATACCGTTTGTTGATGGAATGTCAGCTTCCTTCATCTTCTTCTTATTCTTGTTGTCAAGCATACCGCGCTTGTTAGCAGTTGCCCATGCAATATCTTCTGCTTCGTCCTTTGACTTGCCTAGCTTACGCTCTGACTTAGCAATGTGCTTGACCATACGATCAACTTTTGCACCCTCATTTGCAGGAACTTTGGCATTGCCTGAAAGTTTATCTACTGCCCTGCTGATTCCTTGCTGCCTGTTTAGGCCTTTGGCTTGATTGCGAGCTATTGCTTTGGTATATCCTCCAGGCACTCGCTCAGGTGACTTCATATAGGCATGATCTTCGGCTCTATCAACCAAATCATCGGATGCCTTCTTAGTGTAGGAAGCAAGCGTTTTCGGTGATAGTTCGTCAAGCTGTTCTTCTGCAAGTGCACCTGATTTTGACATAGCATCAAACTGACGCTTTTGAGCAGGACTCATTCCCGCAGTTTGTTGTGCAGAATAGTCTTTAGCTTGGTCTCTAGAAGTTGCTGCCTTTGCTGCTTGGCCAAATTTATCTGCTTTCATACCCCAAAACTTTGAGCCCGGGGTTTGTGGATTAAACATCGCTTTTAGTGCAGGTACTTTACTAGCAAGTACCATTGCTGTTTTGCGGCCGGAGGGTGAAAATACAATAACCCTAGTGTCAGGGGTGAGTATTCCTTTTTCAATATGCTCTGCTGCTTCTGAAGGGGAGACAACATGAGTTTTCTGACCGTTTACTTCATAACCCAGTTCAATTCCACCTTCAAACTCTGTACCCAAAGATTGTGGGCCTTTGGCTGCTTGTTGTCTTTTTGATGCCTCAGCACCTGCTCTTTTTAACAAGTCAGGTGATAGTTCGTCAAGTTGCTGACCAGTAGCACCGGCTTTAGCAGACTGACCTGTTTGTTGCTGTTGACCGGCCTGCCCGGTTGGTTTAGTTTGCTGAGTCTGCTGGCCTGTTTTTTGACCTGAAGTAGGCATCACAATCTGTGCTTTACCCTGACTTGCTAAATCGCCAAATGCATTGCTTAATGCTTGCGCTGCTGGACTATTATCTGTTACGTGTAAGAATCCCGCTCCAGTCTCCTGCGTATCACCTTGTTTTCCTACTACAGGAATTGGTCTCTGCATCGCCATATTCTCAAATACATCCTTGAGTGAGGCAGGCTTATTGGAGACATTCATAGGAGGAGTAGTCGAATCTTCATTCAACATCTTCTTAGCAGCCTTCTTTGGTGCAGATGCTTCAATAGCTGAGAGCTTACCTAAAATATCTTTCATTATCTGCCTCCCATTGCGCCGGTTTGTGGCTTAGCTGGACGAGTAATCTTGCTCATTGGACTATCTTTGCCCATTGTTGACATTAATGTTTCTGGCTTGAAAGGATCAAATGCTGCCGGTGTCTTTGTGCCTTCGTAAGGAATGTCAATCTTGTCATCCTTAGTTTGTTCTTTGATGCTGTCAAGATAGCTGTTACCATATGCCTTAGCAGCTTCCTTAGCACCAGGTTGTTCTTCAAGTTCTTCGTGAGTTAGAACAGGGCTATGCTCCATTTGATTTACATAGCCTTCCATTTCAGAAGTGACACTCTCATCATAACCGGTCTTTACAAGACGAACCATGTTCACATTGTAGCCCAACAACTGAGCAATTTGCTGAACCATTGGCTCAGTAGCAGGATAACGGAACTTGCACTTGATTAGAGTTACTGGCTCGTTCGTTACCTCATTGAATCCATATGGACTCTTTTGAATAGGTGTGGTCTTTGGTTCTGAAATTTCAATTGGATCAAACTTCTTAAGATTATACTTGAACATGTCAAGCCAATTCTTATCAACTTGGCCCGCAATTTTGACAGTATAATCGTAAGTGTGAACACTTTCTATGATGTATTGTTTTAGACTGCGCATATGGTTTCCTGCAATATTATATTATGTATTTATCATTGATCGTTATTTTTGGTGTTGAACATCTTGAGCAATTCGTTGCGGTCAAGTGACTTACCCTCACCCAATGGAGTATTCTCTACTTCTTCGCTCTTTGACTGCATTTTCTGATCAAGTTGGGCTTTCTTCATCTGTAGGTCAAGCATCTTTAATTTCTTGTTAATCTTTGCTGTTTTAGCTGTAATAGCGTGACCTAACATACTACTTGCACTATTGAAGATTTCCGAGCTAAAACGAGATTCAACTTGCATCCCAAGATCCATCAAGTCTTTGTAGCTTGACGTAGCAAGTTCTGCCAGCTCATCCATCTCAGTGTCAGCCGCTTCAAGTCCCTTAACTTGAGGAAGTGCTGCTTCAATCTTATCTAATGTGCTTAGTGCGTTTTCTGTCACTTCTTCAGTAACTTCAGGCAAAGGAATAGTCAAATCATTCTCGTCGGATGATGCTAATTCAAATAGTTCTTCAAGCTTTTTGGTCATACAAGTATTTAGTTTTACTTGCGCCCGTTGTAAAAGATATCATCTTCGGTGATGACTCTAAAGGTTAGTCCTTGGCTCTTACAGTATGCCATTGCTGCTGTCCACTTAGCGTGATTGATTGCTACTACCATTCTATCTTTGGCGCTTGCAACTTTGCTTTCAATGATACTCTGTTTCTTTGGTTTTATCTCAACGACTTCAGCAACTTGCTTACCAAATCTGTTTTGATATACTACAAAGAAGTCAGGAACATAGATTGTAGGCTTACCGGTTAACGGATGTTTATATGGAATTCTCATTGATTCGCTAGCCCAATATATGATGCTATCGTTACTATCACAGAATGTCATGAAAGTGAGTTCCCAACCGGAACGATATTTGGGCTGGTTATTACCTATATACTTCTGTGGATTTTTAGGCGTGTATTTGCCTTGTGCCCACTTACCCATGTTACAATACTACGTTGCGTTGTACTGCTTCGTTTGGTTTAGGTATAATTCCCACACCGTATAAAGTTGTTTTGGGTCTGAACGTGTTTAGGTAATAGCAAATTACTTGATTCATCTGTAACTTAGTAGTCTTACCTTTAATTGTAGCAAGTAAGTCTAATACATTGAATTGACCTTCTTGTGCAATAAAGAACAGCAATGATGCAAAATTGCTTGCCTCTAGCTTATTATTTGAATTGCCCAAAAAGAATGAGTACACAACATCCCAGTCTGTTGAGTTTACTTTAAGTGCGTTGGAATAAAAGTTATCAAAAACTCTTACGGTATTTCCCAAAGATGTTACACTGAATATAGCCATAATACTATTTATGCTGCTCCGCCGGGTCCAGTATTGAAGTTTCCACCAAACGGTGCCTCTACCGGAAATCCGGGAGGAACTTGATTCCCATTAAATTGTGCACCAGCTGTTGGTTCGCTGAGTACAGGCTGCGGGGTTCGTCTTGCATCAATTGTAGGTGAGCCTGCGAGACCGCTTAATCCCGGTGTTTGACTTGCGCCCGGAAGAGAAAAAAGTGTATTTCTATTTCTGTTAGTTGGAGTATTAGTTATAGCATCAACAAACATACTGCCCAAATCAAAAGCTGCGCCTTCTACCAAACTTTGACCAAAATTTCGATTTGTAGCTCTATCAAGTAAGTTTAATCCAGTGTTTGCTGCACCAAATATATCACCTCTGCCCAATGCTCTGATTGCGCCGCCTGCTGCATCAATCAAACCACCTCTACCTAATATTGTTCCGTTGGCGCCGGCTGACATAATAGGACTACGAGTTCTGTCATAATTAGCTTCATCACCAAAACCAGTAACAATGTCTCCCGGGCTTCTTCCATCTAAAGAGCCTGAATTGTAGACTACTGTTTCATAATCAATAGTCATTCTGTTTTGCATTATGCCCGACCCTTCAGCGTAGTTGTAAGTGTCGTGAGCGAAGTTAGTGATCATTGGATTAATTAAGGTATATGCAGTAAAATCATGTTGATTTAACCCAAATATTGTGATGTTTTTAAAGAATGGTACTTTAACTCCGTCAGGATTAGTTGCGCCCCCTTTTAGACCCCAACTGTGATCTTCCGAACCATCGGTTTCGGTATATATATTACTACTGTTATAACTAGTAATAGCGTCATTATCTCCTAATTGAAAGAATCTATTATTTCCTCTGTTTCCGCGCAATACCTGTCCGGGTCTATTTCCGTCATTGTAATAATATTGGTAATATTGTTCCCACATAGCATTAACGTTGTTGCCATTGTCATCGTGGAATACTATTTCTATAGGATCGTATTTGATTTTGGACTGAACAAGTCTTTTTCTATTGTACTGATTCAATTGTGCAACATCCATCGTAAAAGAAGGAAGCCTAACTTCTTTTACAAGTATGCCGATATTTGGGGGAGTGCCGAAGTATGCTTCAGGATTGATTTCAAAGTATGTATGGAAGAGGAATTTTAGTTTAGGGGCATGTGTGTAAGAATCAGGTCTAAACGTTTTAGAAGCGTGCTGGAAATCTCTTAGGTAGGGGCTGCCAAATAATGCTGAGGCAGCCCCATCTAATAGACTTTGACCCCAATTACCTAAAGTCATTTATTGTCCTAACTATTAAAGTTGTGCGCCAATACCAGTTACGATGCCGTCTACGCCGTTGAACGCACGACCAACCAACTGACCAACACCGCTTGTGAGTGGTGCTTGAATTGCGTTGTCGTAACGAATAGATAGAGCAATAGTTGCTGGATCGTTTGTTCCATATGCTAACTGGTTATAGTTAGCAGACTTGATGAAGCAACCGTAGCATTCCCAAGTTTCAAGAACAGTCGGAGCAAGAGCGCCGTTACCACCGTCTAGAATTTCAATGTTTGTTTGGAACTTATAGTCTTGACCAGTTGCAGCAGATGCCTGCTCAACGAAGTCAAATTGCTTTTGAATCTGCTGACCGACTGCTTTTGAAACAGTACCAGCAGCGTCATCACGAACGTTGACGGTTAGTTCTGACCAAGTATGCTTACCTGCAAGATACATTCTTGAGTTGTAAACGTTCAATGTAACTTCTTCAAATGAGAGGTTTGGTCTTGAACAATCTACTACTTGCTTAGTTAATTGTAGTCCGCCATTAACATCAACCCCAAAGTTCAAGAAGTTGACTCTAAAGCGGAACTGTAGTTTAGGCATCAACAGACCTTGGTTGCCGCCTGCGTTATCAGATGCTACGGTCATGTTGAACAATGATTGTGAGGCTGTTGCCATTTGTATTCTCCTGTTATAAGTATTTATCTTTTATTAATGGGTGCCCGGGGGCACCCATTAACTTAATTATTGTCCTGAAATCTCACCTGTATTGAACACACGAACCGGAATGTAGATGAATTCAATTGCCTTAACAGGCTCAATTGCTACGTCTACCCAAAGCTCGTTTCTGTCAATACGTGCTGGTGTGTTATTTGATTCATCGCAAACTACGAGATAGTCATAGATACCTCTCTTAGCAACAAGATCAACCATTAGTGTTTCAACAACACCTGAAATCTCTTGTCTTGTCAATGCATCATTTGGTTCGAATACGAACGGTCTTGCTGCAAGTGTCAATTGACGACGAATGTAAGCAACAAGTCTTGCAACGTTGATTCTGTCAAGAGCAGAACTTGAGTTGAAGCTTGACTTATTACCATAGTTCAATAGTCCGTTACCAGTGAAGAATACCAATGGGTTAATCTGATTCGTGTACAGTACGTCACGAATTCCGATGTTAGTTCTCATTGAGACAAACTCACCTGTTGCACTATCGAGATATCCAATGCTTGTAGCATTGTCAATGATACCGCGACGAGTACCGGCTGGGGCGAACCAAGGGAACGCAATGTTGTCGTTACGTAGAATAGTTCTGATCATCATGTGTGATGGGGGAACTGCTACGAGATTACCTGATAGATCAGGGGCAATACCTGATGGGTAGAATAGACCCATATAAGTATCACGAGTTACAAGACCTTCTTCACCTGTTGAAGTTGCGCCTGCTGCGTTAGTTGCCCACGCTTGAATTGCAGTTGCATTCTCTGGGAGTCTCATTGGAGTATCACCAATGATAAATCCAGTCTGTCCTCTATCATTGTTGAGTACAACCATGTTAGGCTGTAGTTCAGGATAGTTCGGAGTAGCAAGCAAGTTGAATGCGTTGTCTTCATCACGTAGGGCAGAATTGGTATCAATTGCTGCTCTCAATGCTTGAACAACCATTGCTCTCTGAGCCTTACGACCCATGAACGGTGCGCCGTTCGATTGCAATCCAGAAACAGATACCCAAGTATTCTTTTCAGTAGGCAATGAAGTATCAGGGAATCTTTCTGCATTGAAATAATTCACACGATATTGCTTAACATTGTAGCCTGAACGACGAGTGTTAAACAATAGCATACCTACTGGATAAAGTTCGTCTGCTGGAGCATCAACATCTAGATAATTGCTGGTTAGCAAAGTAACGATTGATGGGATCGGATCGTCAACTGGGTCAGTTGTGCCGTTTTGTGCCCAACGTGCATCTGCAAATAGAACACCAGTTGAACTTGTCTGATCTGCATTATCAATTCTTACCCATGATCCGGCACCTTCTACAAGCTGCCAACGATTGATGATTGGATAGTTTTCAAGATCACTTGTGTCAATCCAAAGATCACCAAACGCAAGTGCAGTTCCGTCACTCTGTACGGTTGGCTCAGTAGCACTTACGATTGGTCCGTTAGGATCAGTTGTGTTTGATCCTGAAGGAAGAGGGAAACCGTTGCTGTCATAGTTGGCATTTCTATATCCTCTCCAACCTGCAGTAGTGTTGACCATAATATCAACTTGATCTACTACTGAGTAGAACCAGTTAGTGTTGTTTGCAGGAGCAGCTACGGGTGCACCTTCGTTTGCAGTCATTTCAAACTCTACCCAATTTGATAATAAAGTTGTGTACATGGCTGCTGCTTGGTTAGGTGTGCCAGAAGCCGGAGTAACTGCTAATACTTCACCTGTTCCAGGGTTCACTGCGGTTACGACAACAACCAAATCATTGGCTGGGCTTGTACCGCCTAAATCAGCTCCTGAAAAAGTTACAGTATCACCTACTAAGTAGTCGCCACCTGCATTTGGAAATGCGGTCGGATTTACATAATACTTCTGATATGCAGTCTGAACGTTGACTACCAAGCCTGCACCATCAACACTATCAGTTGATGTTTGATCTGGTTGGAAATTAACTTCATAGCTAAATCCAGTTTTAACACCTAGGGTTGAACCAGAAATAAATCCAGCGTCCTCAATTAAGCCAGAGCTAAAACCATCAACTGAACTAAAGTCGCTCATATTAATTGTTCCGCCCTGAGTGTGCGTAAGTTGAATTGCACCGGCAGAGGTAACACTTGCAGTAGTGAACGGTATAGCTGCACTATTCCAAGCATCTACGAAGTCTTGAGCATCGCTGTTATCGTTTAGCGAAACGGTGTATTCACCTAAAATACTTGATCCTGGTACTGATGCCCACACATTAAGTGTGTATGCTCCATTAGTGAATTGTGGATTAGTAACACTACCGGTGATTACAGTTGGACCTGTTGCAATTCTTTCCCAATAGTATAGTGGGGAATCATTGTCAATCGCAGATGTTGATGCATCGAAATTATACTGCGTGTATACAGTTCCTGCTGGAATATTCTTACCACCAGTTGAGTCAAGTGCAGTAATAGCATTAACATCTGAAGTAGCATAAGCTATTGTTTTAGGTACCCAATTATTAGTAATGCTATCCCACTCAGAAATCGCAGTGTTTAGACCGGATCCGGCTGTACCAACCTTAAACCAGACTGAACCGTTTGGTCTAGGATATGTCTGTCCAGCAGTCCAGAGAGGTTGCTGTGAAGAAGTTCCATATGCAACTCCAGGCTGATAATAAGTTCCGGCTTGAATACCCAAAGTAGTAAGAATAGTACCAGTTCCTGAAATTCCTAAACTATAGGGAACAAGATCACCAAGTGTAGAAGCAGGCTGTTTAGAAAATAATTGCAGTCTTTGATTAGTTGAACCGGCTGACAAATATGCATATCCCAATGAATTGATTTGTGATACCAAATTTGCAAGAGTGTTATTGGGTGAGCTTGGAACAGTAATAGTTGCACTTGCACCGTTATCAATTGTGATAGTGATAGTATTACCAGGAGTAAACGTAGTAACAGTGTTGGAACCTGTAACGGTTGGCCATGAAGCTAACCATTCCGGAGAACCAATAGACACCCAAACGTTTGCACTATTCTTATAAAAGAACTGAACTGCTGTTGGTGCGCTAGGGAAATCATAAGTGGGGATTGCATTTACTGCATAATCACCAGGAGTTCCTATTGATTGAACGGGGTAACCACCTGTTAATAGTTCTGGGTCAGTGATTACGATAGGTAGCTGCAATTCAAACTGTCCAGTAACAGCATTGAACTCATTGATACCCCAAGTTGAAGAGGTTGTGTCTAACCAGTATGAACCGGCTGCTGGTTCACCGCTTGGACGACCAGTCTGACCCACGAGACTTGCTAGGTCAATGTCTGCTCTTACGCAGAATACACGATTGGTGATACCAAGTGCTGAGTATGCAGCAAGCAAACCGTACTCGTTCAATTCATAACCCTGAATTGGAGTACCGTTTGAAGTAGAGTAAAAGAACGGGTCGCCGTAAAGAGTTACAAGATCACGCTGACTTGTTACTTGGAATAGCTTGCCTGCGTTAGCGGCTGTAGTACCAGATGCTACTCCAGTGCCGTTCGGGTTTGCTTTATTCTGTGCAGTAGCAAGCAGAATAAAAGGAATTGAGTTTGTGGGTGCTGGAAGATACTGTGATTGATCTGTAATCGTAACTTCTACACCTGGGGATACTAGTGCCATAATATTTTTTCCTTCGTATGATTATGAGGTTTACCACCTACCTTGATATATACATTATCAAGATTCTAATGATTATTTAGTTTATAAATCAAAAAACTTGGTTTAACCGAACCTTTAAAGGCATAAATGAATAAATATCATTATGCTAAAAAGACCCATATGCAAGAGTTGCAACAAGAATTATAGGGCGATAAACTACATCCGCAATGGCAAAACCTACTATCGCAGTATATGTGATAGTTGTGGCAAGAAGAAGGCTAAGAAGAAGCCATTAAGACCCGGTTGGGAGAAAGCTGGATATCAAAAAAAGCCGCACTGTGATTTGTGCGGCTTTAAGAGTCTGTATCCTAGTCAGATGACCGTCTTTCACATCGACGGCGATTTGAATAATGTAGCGTTTAGCAATCTACGAACCATATGCCTCAATTGTATTGAAGTAGTCAAGCGCAAAGAGGTCACATGGAAGAGGGGAGACTTAACGGTTGATTATTGATTCCATCTGCTTGTGTAGATGGTCAATCGTTCCGTTATTGTCAACATGATAATCGTAGGCTAGCCCAACACTGCTATACTCGCTGGCATGAACGTTGAACTTGTTATCTAATCCGTCCTTATACACTTCTTTAAGTGCAGGGTCGGTAGTCGTATTAAGAGAAACAGCAACAAAATACCATTCAGGATCTTCGCCGCGATGAGTTCTAAGAGTGATACCACCTGCGTTCTTGATAGCATCTACCTCATTAGCAAAGCGGCAATCAGTGATTACGATATCATCCTTGATATTGCGTAGTCTGTTCTCTACGCTTGCTACCCAAATGTCATTATGAAAGTTCTTACGAGCAACATCAGTTCCCCATTGCTGTAGCACCCAACGAGGGGTTAGATGAGGGATGCCAAGACGCTCTGCCCACCATTCGTCAACTTGCTCACGCCATTCACGGCTGGCCTTAGTTGAACCTTCTAGAAGTTCACGGTCCCAATTGAAGATGATTGCTACAGCATCTTTTAATGCGCTGGCAAAACTCATGCGCTTAAAGCCATGAAAAGTGCAAAGATAGTCAGCGGCAGTATCTTTGCCGCTACCGATAAGTCCTGTAATTCCTATGATCATTCTTAGAATATAACACAAGAAGAGGGTGTTGTCAAGCCTTATCCTTGAATCCAAGTGAGTGGTTGGGAATAATCTTGATACTTACGTAGATCATCAATCAATCTTTCTTGTTCAGCTTTGGACTCAGCCTTCATAGCAGCGCCGTTCAATGAAGTGCCGCCGCTTGGTCCTGCGATTGATTGGAATTTCTCACGAGCCTCACCGATGATACCCTTTAGTACTGCAAGTGTATAGTCGCCGATCCAAACGCCGGCGCCAGGGTCTTGTATCAACTCAATCTCAGGGCGCTGAATATCTGCCCAAATGAGAATGCGCTCACCTGAACCCTTGAAGTCTCTTACAACTCGCAAGACTTTAGTTACAGGGTTAAATGTGAAGGTGACATATCCACCGAACATTCTGGCTGCTAGTTCTACGTAACCGGCATAGAAATCATACGTAGCCAGACCGCCGGTATAGTTGTAGTTCAGTAGGTATGTATTGAGAATGGCGCTTGAGAACGGGTCAAACGATGTAGAACTTGGTCCTGTTTCAAGACCTACTGTTCTACGATATAAGCAGCGGACGTTGATGAATTCGCTGGGAAGAGTGTAGGTATCAACGTTCTTCTCCACTCTCATAAGAGTGTAGCTTTCTACCGTTGCGTTCTGCGCTCTCTGTCTATACAGCTTAATTGCATAGTCGTATGCGGCTTCATAATGATCTGGATCTAATTCAAGATCAACAATGTCTCCGCCTAAACGTAAGCGAAGGTTCTCAAAGAGAGCCTCTTTAAGTTGTGTTAAATTAGCGTTAGTTGGTGTTGCTAGTGGGTCTGCTGCCATAATTGTTTCCTGTTAATGTTATTTATCAGGAAACGATTATGACTATGCTTAAACTAACTGATTGCTTTTAATAACGCAATCAATAGCATCCTGTACCGTAATGATATCGTCTACTTTTTCGTCAGGTATTTGAATATTAAATTGTTCTTCTAGGCGCATTATAAGTTCAATTGTGTCTAATGCATCACCCTGTAAATCCTCAATAAGACGATCTTTAGGATGTACTTTGCCTAAACCAAACTGTTCGGCAACAAGTTTTAAAATAGATACTTCAACATCTTTCGTCACAGGTCGCCGTCCTTACGGTTCTCGCTGTAGTGAGCATCAAACTTGCCACCCGGATAGCGTGACTGTAGCTTGTGTACGTTCTCTGCAAGCACCTCATTAGGATCAAGTCCAAGTGCGTTACAAGCATTAGCCCAGTACCAAGCAATGTCGCCCAGTTCACGCTTAAGATGAAACACTGTATCGTCCGACAAAGGTTTACCTTGGAACAATACCTTCTTGACAATCTCTTGGAATTCTCCTCCTTCACTTCCTAGACCAATACCGGCTGTCAGCAATAAGGGAATATTGACTCCGGTTGTTTCATCCAGTTCCTTTACGCGGGACACAAATGCGTCTACTGCTTTACTAGGATCCGAACAAACGGTAAGAACAAAATCGGCGTACTTGTTTAGATCAATTTGGGTTGTCATATATTTTCCTTTTAAAATGCCTTGAGGATGATCATGTCTGCATTGAAGCGACCGTTTGGTACCGCTTCAACAGCCTTGATCTCCTTGAAAAACTTACGAGCAGCAGGCTTACTGCCCATCAATGCCTTAATCTGTTCAGCAGGCTTGCGAAGCGACTTGATGCCTGACTCCTTCTTGTCAAAACCAATAACAGTATTGCCCTTGATCATCAGGCACTTGCTGTAGTCGTCTGCGACATAGTGATGCATCTTACGCTTCTTAGTGTCATAGACCCAAGCTTCGGTGCTCTGATGGAGCTTGACGGGGCTTAGACCAGTAAGATCAAGCTTGAGAGCATCGTCCTTGAATACCTTGCAGTGCTTAAGCTTAGCTACAACCTTTTCAACAGGAACTGCTTTCTTAGCACGAGGCTTCTTAGTTGCCTGCTTGAGACTGATATAGCCATTCAATTCACCGATGATATCCTCGATAAACTTGATAGTATAACGGATCTGCATCTTACTGTAGTTGCTGTATGCTTCCTTAAGCTGGTCGCACTTGCCTTCCTGAACTTCAAGGTATTCGTCAAGGAGACGCTGATAACGCTTAATAGCAAGAGCAAGATGCTGCGGGAGAACGTTACGTGCAGACAGTGCGCCTACAACACGCTTGTCAACGTTGAAGTCCTTAGGGCAACCTGCGTCAATAAATTCGTCAAACAGTGCTTCTACATCACCGAGGGCTTCATCAGCCTTTTCACGCATGACTTCCTGAATGTTGACAGTACGCTTAGGCTTCGTTTCAGTTTCAGTATCAGTATCATCCTTGACATTGCGCTTAGCAAAGTCAACAAGAATGTCAACTGCCCGTTGAATATAATCAATATTCTTCTGTTCGAGGATAAGACCACGGGTAGCACAACGAGCAACCCAACCAGCAGTAGTTACAGTGCGATTATCAGGGGCCTTACGAACAAGCTTGATGATTTCCTTATCAGCCTTAGTATCTTCAAGATACTGGATGATGAACATCTTAGCATCCTTAGGACCATAAAAGTGAGAGTACCAACTATACGCATTCCCAAGTTCGCTTTCGCGGCGTTCAGGATTGGGCTGCTTATCACTGAAATTCGGTTCGGGACCGTAATGAACAATGTCAGTATCCTTCGGACGAAGGTCCTTAACAGTAGTGTTAGTGCTTTTAGCAACGGTCAGACCTTTGCCGACACGAACAGTGGTCTTCTTAGGCTTACGAGCCTTGATGAGAGCGGGGCGACGAGCCATAGATTATCTCCTGAATTTCAGATTACTTATACACTATACAATAGCCATAGGTAATTGTCAACCGAAAAATTACCTAACCTTGATTTCATGCAATGGCTTGCGACCATTGAACATACAGACACCCTTTTCACGGGTCAGGTCTGCTGCATATTGAGGGTTGCTATCCCACAACTCAAACAACTGTTCTTCGGTGATGCCTTCCTCACAATCCATAGCATAGATTTCATAGTGACGACCAGGATTGAATCGTGCCCTGAGTTGCATGGAGCTAAGAATATCGTCTAATGGATTCTTGCCCGTAGGTTGACCCCTGAGAATGTTCCAAGTGTCAAGCTTGTCTTGTTCTTCATATTGTGTGATAGGTACGATGGCTTCAATGCCATACTGAGTCCACATGAACAGATAAGCGTTAGTAGTCATGGGTCAACCTAAAAGCTTATAAGCCCAAGCTGCGGCAACAATCATTAGAAACAGAACAAAACGTCCTGCAAATGTCGTGAGTATAAATTCAAGAAACTTCATGTCATAAGTCCCAATAACGGATGTTTTCACGAGAGGCTTCCCATGCCCGACTTGCTTGTTCATAGCGTTCTATTGCAGGAGGCGACAATGCTTCACGCGCCAACGCCCAATCGCCGGGGTATGTCTTTTTATACCATTCGTCAAAGGTTAATGCTTCCATTACCAACGTCCTTTCCAAACATCAAGAAAGACTCTAAAAATTATCATAGACAGTATGCCTAGTCCAATCGCAAACATAGCCCGGGCTATTTCAATCATTACCACCGCTCCGTACGGGCACGAGCAATTTCAGCATCGCTATACTGACCGCCGCTACGATCAGGGTTACGGGCCCAGCTATCTTCAATAGCTTTTTCACGATTGCGGCGAAGTTCAGCACGAAGACGAAAGATTTCTTCGGCCCAACGTTCGTGACCATAGATATCACCGTGAATATCACAGCGGATATCTTCTGCCATTTCATTCATGATTTCGTTGATCGTCTGCTGAGCCATGTTACAATCTCCTTGCTATACATTCTTTATAGCAGTTTTGGGTAACCGTGTCAACCATTTTTTAGAGTTTTTCGTCCGGGAGTGGCATAATCCTTGTTAGTAACGGTCTTATGAATATGGCAACATGCACAGAATGTTTGCAGATTCTCCGGATCATTATTATCCGGGCAGCCGTCGATATGATCTACTTGTAACATTGCATCCATTGTAATGGTTGTAGTGCAAACAAAACCTAAGCGCCCATCAATGTTTTCGCAATAGTCTTTGCGCTGATGTAGATAGGGATGAAAGCTATTTCTCCACTGTCGTGAAGTCTGTCCCTTCTTTTTACCCTGATATTCTGCATGATGCTTTTCGCAACGAGTACGAAAATATGGCATGCCGTCTGATTTACGATATCTACCAGTGTGGTGCCCAGGTTCGTCGCACCCTTCTTCGATGCAACGAGGACGGTCTTCCATAGGAATAATAAGTTTTTCGGCTGGGACTAATTTCATTTCGATCAACCTTTCATTTCTGTTGTTGATTCATTCGTTATAACAAAAAGGGTAACCAGTGTCAACCTTTTTTTTCCGATAAATAACTATATGCCAAAGCTTAGTTTATACCGTTCGAACAAACAAAACGACTATCGATTCCTAGATAGAACGATATCCGAACAATTCACTGTGGGCGGGACTGACTTGTACATTCACAAGTATCTAGGCCCAGCTACCGGCGATACTAGTGTTGACTATACTCAGCCAAACTATGATGTACTAAGTCCACTAAACATCCAAGACTTGCTGTTCTTAGAGAACCGTGATAGAGTATATGATAAGAACATCTATCGCTTGCGCGGTCACTACAACGTGCAAAACTTAGACTTTGACTTAAGCCAATTTGGGTTGTTCTTGAATAATGATATAATCTTTATCACTGTCCACTATAATGATATGATAGACATTGTAGGTAGAAAACTTATGGTCGGTGACGTACTGGAACTACCACACTTGTTGGACTACAATCCTCTTAATGAGACTATCCCAGTTGCATTGAAACGATTCTATCAAATTACCGATGCAAACTATGCAAGTGAAGGTTTTACACAGACATGGTATCCCCATTTATGGCGTATCAAGTGTGAACCACTTGTTAACAGTGAAGAATTTAGCGACATTCTCAAAGAACCAATTAATCAAGATAACTATCTCGGTAATTGGGACAAAGACAAAACATATCCGCCGGGCTACACAATTAACTTTGGTGATAAGCTCTATGAATCTATCATTGAGGTCCCGGCGGGTGTCACCCCACCTAATTCAACATATTGGAAAGAGATTACTAATGGTAATCTTGCTGACATATTATCAACCTACAATAAGAACATAGCAATCAACAATGCACAGCTTGAAGAAGCTAAGAGACTAGTCCCCAAAGCCGGATACGATACGAGCAAGTTGTATATTGTACCCACATATGGTAGATACAAAGCTAACAATGTGCTGTCTGATCAAACCAATCAGCCCGCTCCGCCTGTTGACGTAATCACTTCAAGCAATACAGGCACTGAGGTTCCCGTAGAAGGTACCGTCGTGTTTATGCGTAGCTCAAAGTACAAGACTCCAAGTGTCGGCATCAAGATCAAAAAAGAAGCACTGCAAAGTATTTGGGACATGACCGCTGACATGGACCATTTTGAAGACAAGCTTGACAAATTTGTTCAAACTAGTTTGAATATGGTAGAAGAAGCTCCTGTTCGCACTGAGGGCGGTTCTGGGTCAGTAGAAACTACTAAATCATTAGCAGTACAGTCATTAGGAATAATCACAGGGCCATACGGTACCGCTGATAATACATACGCTACTGCTGATCAGAATCCTGAGGCTCCTGGCTTTACCGGTGATATCACTCAGCAAATGGACTATCGTGCAGACTGTGATCCTAGATTCCAGTATATCACTAGATCAAGTCCTAGAACGTTTGGATACAGCACAGGTTATCTGACAGGTGACGGCGAAGCACCAAATGGTTTCCCCGTAGGTGCTGGAATCAGTTTCCCGCAAAATCCACAAGTAGGTGACTATTTCTTACGCATTGATTACATGCCTCAATTGCTATATCGTTGGGACGGAAAGTTATGGATTCGTATAAGCGAGAATGTAAGAACTGATACTGGATTTACTGCGGACGACAAGTCATTGCTGTCAGGCTTTATTAACAACCAGGGTGAAATCTATCTAAATAACACTGAAGAAGTTGTTCCTCAAGCACAACCACTATCATCTGTGCTGCGACCTGCTCTTGACCCAGTACCCCCGGAAGTATAATAGATGGCACAGTATTTTTACGATAATCAAATAAGAAGGTTCTTAATTCAGTTTGCTAAAATCTTTAGTAACTGGTACGTAACTAAGGGCAAAGACCCAAATGGTAACGATATTCTTCTTCGTGTGCCAATTATGTATGGTGACGCAAGCAGACAAGCAAGCACTATCATTGCTAACAACAGTGCAAGTAACTTGCCCTCTGCACCAATGATTACTTACTATATCAGTGGACTAGAGTATAATCAAAAGTGGACACAAGACCCAACATTCGTTGATAAGGTTAATGTTCGTCAACGAGCATATAATCAAGATACTCAAAGCTATGAGACAACACAAGGACAAGCATTCACTGTTGAAAGATTAATGCCAGTTCCATATACACTAAGAATCACTGTTGATTTTTGGACTACTAACTACAATCAAAAGTTAGAAATCATTGAACAATTAGGTACGCTGTTCAATCCAGCATTAGAACTGCAAAGCACTGATAACTTTGTTGACTGGACTTCGCTGAGTGCAGTATTCCAAGATGGTATAACTTTTACCAGCAGACAAATTCCTCAGGGAACAGGCAACCCAATTGATGTTATGACTTGGAAGTTCTATATGCCTATATGGCTCACTACTGCCAGTAAGCTCAAGAAGATGGGTGTCATTCATAAAGTTATTGCAAGTATCTTTAAGGGTGCAGCACTTGATGATATTCAAGATGAAGACTTGTTGCTTGGAACTAGACAAAAGATTAGCCCATATGGTTATAAACTATTATTGTTGGGCAATCAATTACAGTTGCTTCCACAAGCTACTGCATTCTATCCGCCTAATAGCTCACTAGAACAGCCAGTGAATCCGAATACAGACTTGTATTGGACAAGCTTATTGAACGTTTATGGAGCAATTAAGCCAGGTATCAGTCAGATTTGGTTACAGAACCCATATATGGAAGATGATATTGTTGGCACGATTGTACCTAACCCGGTTGATGATAGATTCTTGATTTATAATATTGACCCAGATACTCTACCACAAAACACACTTGAACCAATTAACGCAATCATTAATCCTCAGTTGACTGGTCCTAATGCTGGATTGCCGGGACCTTGGCCAAATGTAAGATATCTTATAGTTGAAGATATAGGATATGACGAAGATTCTACTGTTGCTTGGGGAGATTTAGTTGCAGCAGCCAATGATATCATAGAATATAATGCTAATTCTAATCAATGGGAAGTTGCATTTTCTGCTGAAGAGGCAACTACCGTGCAATTTGTAACGAATTTAACTACTAATATTCAATATAGATATGCACCTACTGAAGGCATGTGGGTCAAGTCATATGAAGGATGGTACGGGGAAGGCGATTACAGTATCGTTATCTAATATGTCAAAACAAGCTGCCGGCGTTTTCTTCTATAGTTCAGTAACAAATAGCTTTCTATACTTATTGAGAAATGACAAGCAAACTCCTATGTGGAGTATCCCAGGTGGCGGAATAGAAAATGATGAAACGTTGTCTGATGGGATAAAAAGAGAATGCTTTGAAGAAATGCAATTTGACATTTCTGATCTAAAGATTATTCCTATTCAAAAATTCGTGAATGGAAACTTCACATATCATACATTTTTCTGTCAAATTGAAGAAGAATTTATTCCTAAATTAAATCACGAACACGTAGGCTATGCGTGGGTAAAGTCTGGTCTATATCCTAAACCATTACACCCTGGATTATTTTCTACTGTGAATATTGATATTGTGATTGAAAAGTTGAACAGTCTTACTTGATTACATACCAAGAAGTGCTGATAATGTGGGCCATCCTATAGCGCCTGCTAACACACCTGCTCCCATAAGCATCCAGCGCCACTTTTCAAATGAAGCGATTTTCTCGTTTACTTCGTCGTGTTGCTTTTTATTTTCTTCTTGAAACTCTTTGATGAGGTTATGAGTAGCTTCTGTTTGATTGTCAATGTGAGTTGTCAAGTCCTTCAGGCCAGTTTTGATATCGTCACATTTTTCATTGAGATATCCATACTGTACCTGAAGGACCGCAATTTCGGTCTCAGTCTGCTTAA